TAAAATTTGATAAATTATATATATCATCTGACCAACCGGGTGATTCAATTGTAAAAGAAATTGCAAAAAGGTATGATAATTCAGAAATATTAAAAAAAAGTGAAACTGAGACAATTCAATTTGCTTCTACTTGTAAGAATGTTGTATTATCACATGGAACATTTTCTGGAATTATTGGATATTTATCTTTTTTTTCTAATGTTTATTATTGTAAAGTTGAAACGATAGGGTGGCATCCAACTGGAGTTTTTGATGGTAAAGATGAACTTACTAGTTGTAAACCGGGTAAATGGATTGGAATTATAAATTCTGAAACAAATCATAAATTTGATAAAATAATTTGTGATATAAAAAAAGTAGGTAAAAAGGTGGGTTGTATTGGAGACAGATATACTTAGCTGCCCATTCTATTTTTTAAATTTAAAAAATAATCATCCAAACAATGTGGTATAATAGTATCAACACTGGTTTCATTAACTAATTCAGAATGTCTTATTGAATCATGTTTAACTACATCTGGTAATATTTGGTCATTTATGCATTCAGGAGTATTAATCAAATCTTTTTTTTCAGCTTCATCAAGATTATCTCCAAAATTGTATGTTTCTTGTTCACCATTCCATTGATTCTGCCAATTATTTAATCCAAATCGGGGATTGTCTTTCTTAGAAGACATAAAAAAATCAGCACACGTTATCGCATCAAATACAGGCAATCCAGTACTTTTACGCAAAGCATCACTGTATGGTGGTAATTCTGTACATTCAGACAAAATACATACTATTTCGGAATTGAATGTTAATAACCATTTGATTTGTTTAACTAAGTCTTTTTCAACAATTTGAGTATTAACTTTTTCACCTTTTGCAACGGCATCAAATCCTTTAATATTTTCACATCCAAAAATAACAATTTGTTCATTTTCAATATCAGAATTACATAAATCATATATTAATCCTTTCATATCTAAAAGACTTTTCCCATTTGCAGTCAAAACTAATATTTTCTCTTTATTTCCATAAGCCTGAACAAGTGTTGGTAATTGAACAAGAGATGACATAAGAACAGGTAATCTTGTATGTTCTCGTACAATATTTTGAATATTAATCATAAATCCACAGTCTCCAGTTATTGCAGAAACATGTTTTGAATTAAACCATTTTACACTATTAATAATATTGTTTTTGACTTTGTGAGTAATATTTCCTGATTGACACATTTCAAATGTTAATCCAGGTATAACTTTATAGTAAACTTTGTAATTAAATGTATCATAATGATCTATATCGCCTACTGCAGGTGGATAATCATAATCTAGTCTGATTATTCCTAAAGAAATGATTTCATTATTATTTGACATAATTGTATTAAGAAACTTGTAGAAACATATTTTTAAATTTACGTTGGATTATGGTACTGAAGAAGGACTATATGTTGGATTTTGTGTGGGATCATATGATGGTTTGCTTGTCGGACTATACGATGGTCTATATGTTGGATTTTGTGTGGGATCATATGATGGTTTACTAGTCGGACTATACGATGGTCTATATGTTGGATTTGGTGTGGGATTTTTACTTGGTTTACTAGTTGGAATATACGATGGTTTATATGTTGGATTTTGTGTGGGATCTTTACTTGGTCTACTTGTTGGACTATATGATGGTCTATATGTTGGAATTTCTGTAGGTTCATGTGTAGGATGAAATATTAAATCGTGACCCGAAAAAGCAATATACATTCTGAATAATATTAATAAAGTATGAAGATTCATTTTCTAATATGTGTATTTCTTATTTGATAACTTATTCTTAATTCTTTTTGTAATATATTTTAATTGATGGAGCTATTCAGTGCTTTCATTGTAGCATTAACAATAATATTAACAATTTGTTTGATCATATATATAAAAAATTCTATTAATATTGGATTATCTAATTATTTTGCTGCGAATTACAAAAGTAATTCAAAAAAATCGAATAATAAAGTAACTAACCAATATCAATACAAAATTAGACCATTTGCAAGTTTTTCGTCACAAGATTATAATAATGAAGAAGGAGTAGTATCTCAATCAGCACAATCAGCACAATCAGCAATATCTCAATCGGTACAATCAGCACAATCATCTCAGTCATCTCAGTCATCTCAGTCAGCACAATCATCGCAATCTGCACAATCATCGCAATCTGCACAATCATCGCAAGCTTCGTCTGATAACAATAATGCAGTATGTAAAATACATAACTCTAGTTCAGCAATGTCTGGTGAATTAGATGATTGGCTTGGAGGAAAAGCGGATGAACCTTTGAAATGTTCCGAAGTAAATTGGACTGCTGTAAATAATAGAAATCGTTTTAAAAAGAAAAACTCAGATTTAAAAGATGGATACGGTGGTGCCAAACATATGTGTGAAACATTGCGTGAAGTAAATAATGATGGTACACAACAAATTGGTTGTAAATGGACTTTAGATGAAAATTTGAATGGTTATGTAACTAAGGATAATAATTTAATAAATGACGAATATTTGGAAGAAGGTAGAGGATTACGAGACTGGTTGGAAGAAAATGTGGGAGAGGATGAAGAAACAGTTAGACAAAATGGACCATGCCAGCCTACTACTACATTATGTGCTAATCAAAAAGTGAAAGGAGATAATGTTGTTAGTTATTTAGAAAAATAAAAATTAAATATATTGATAATTAATGGGTGGTATATATTCAAAAATAAGTAATAATAAAAAAGAAAAAGACTTGATAAAAAATTTACAAAATTTGCAAGTGCGTGTAATAGCATATTTAATTAGCAAAGGAATAATGAGTGATGATTTGGTGGAAGAATTTGCAAAATATTACTCAAATACAATTAAAGATGAATTTAACCTTAAAGATATATATAATGAAAGAAATATTATTGAGGAAGCGAATACACTTTCCAGAAGAATATTAGAACAAAATGCAAATATTATTAGAGAAAGACTTTCTAAAAATAAGGAAGATGCGATTGAAGAATTGGGTTATATAAGTGCTGATTTTTTTAAAAAACACAAACGTTATCCACATATTGAAGAATTAGAAGAAGATGCAAATAAATTGGGATTGTTTTTATCACAAAATAAAGACAAATGGATATACAAAGGTAAAAATAAAATAAAACCCAGAAAAAGTGTTAATTGGGATTCTGAATTAGTAAAAGTTAATAATATAGAACATAATAATGATTTTTCAATTAAAAATAATTCTGCTAATAGTCAAAGATATGGTAGATTTTTAGTAACAAAAGAATCAAATTTATCTGATAATGATTTAAAAGTTACTAAAAATGTAGATAAAATAGATGAAATGAAATCTTTTAAACCTATTTCTGGTGGTAAGTCAAATAAAAAAAAGAAAACAAAAAAATTATACAAAAAGAAGAAAAGTAAAAAAAACAAAAAAAGTTATAAATCAAAAAAGCCTTCTAAAACAGAAAATAAGAAAATAGAAGAAAATGAATCACCATTGAGAAATGAAGAAGAAACACAAGTAATACATTCTATATATGCAGCGGTTATATAAATACATACATTTAAGCAATTCTTTCCATATCTATTATGATAATATGTTCATTGTAATAAGTATCGATAAAAATTTTATGTTTTTCAAAATCTTTAACAGAATTAGGTGAAATGAAATGCCCATCAGCACCAATTCTGATTTTTTCACCAGATGGTAATTCTTTACATTCCATAATTCGTGTTACAATTTTGTTAACAAGAGTACCATTACCAGTGTCTTCATCTATATTATTATAATCAATAAACGAATCAATATATTTTATTCTATACAAAGGATATTTTGGATGCAAATATTCATTTACTAATAATTTAACAATATTATCAATATCAAATGATGACATTATTATATTATACTTTTAAATTTAACGTTTTTTATAAAATAACTTTTTAGTTTTTTTTCCACCATACGGTCTTGGCAATAATCGTCTAGTTGGATTTGTTTTAACTCTTTCTAATGTTTGTACTTGTGTATTAAGAGCTTCAATATTAATTGAATTTTCTTCAATCATATTTAAATGTTTAGTATTCATATCTGAAACTTTTTTATTTAACTCATCGAGCATATATTGAATATTGCCAACACGTTCATTTAATTCTCTCCAGGATTTGTTTAAATGTGGCACATTTATTTTGTTTTCTTGTTGAACTGCTTCTGAAGTTGATTGTCCTGCTCTAATAAGTTTTTTCTTATTATTCGCCATTATTATATTATTTATTATATTTAAAATTGAAACCTTCAAGCAATTATGAAAAATAGTTATTTAAAGTTGAGTAATCAATTCATTAATTACATCTTTCCAAACACCATATACTTTTTGTTTAATCAAAATGGAGTTTGGATACCAATTATTTGTTTTCCATCTCCATTCATTCCCAATCGTTAGTAAAACAAATGTTTTTATATTTAAACATGGACTAATATGAACTAAACATGTGTCGGTTGAAATCAATGCATCAACATTTTTAATAATATTAATAGAATCTTGGAAAGCATTTTGGCTATTGTCTAAAATATGTCCACAATACAAAACATTGTATTCTGATAACAACTTTTTTTCATTATCGCTAACATTTTTTGATATAACAATCCATTGTATGTTTTCTAGTTCTAAAACAGGAATAAGATCACTTAAATTCATTCTTCTGTTATATTTCTCGTGCTTATTTTTAGTTCCACCAAACCAGTTCAAAATATATTTTTTTTTATTGCATGATTTCAACAAAGTTAAGATATGTTTGCATTCGTCGCATATATTATTATTCAAAATAGGATCTAAAGATAATTGTTTAGGTAAATTACAATAGTCATAGTTCAAATAATCAATTAGTTTTATCAAATTTGTATGATAGTCAAATTTGGGTAAAGAACTCAATTTATCATATGAAAAAATATTCAAATTGGATATATTTTCAAACAATTTATTAAAAATCCATATTAATTCCCTGTCTACAATAAATATTATATTATGTGTTTTATATTTTTCGCATAAAAATGGGATGAAGCGGCAAAACATGAATTTATCACCAAATCCGCCGCCATCGTATATTAATAATGTTTTGTTAAAATCATTTGTTTTGAAAAAGGAAATATTATCAGAATTAACATTTGGACCGGAAATACTGTTGAAATATCCTAAATATTTTTTTGCATGATTATAATCGTTACGATTTAAACAGTTCATAACATATATTTGTTTACAAAATAGAATTTGTTTAACACTTAATTTACAATTATCTATTGTTTTCATAAACAATTCTATTTTGCTATTATGTTGATTATTTAAGCCAAATATACTATTAACATTTGAATATGAAAACAATAGATCAACATAAAAAGAGTCATAATTATCATAGTTTTCATATTCAGTCATTATTTTATTTATAATTTGATATGACTCTTTGTATTCTCCATTTTGATATAAATTTTTTCCTTTTTCTAAATTCGATAACACAGAATAATCAACTTTATTAGAAATATTATTAGAATTGAAATATATTTTCTCTTCTTTCAACTCTGATGAATATTTGATATTTATTTTTCTTTTCACAATATATCTGATATCATTCGTTTTATGAATATCTTCACATATTTCAATATATTTATCATCGAACTCTTTATTTTTACTTTTGATTCTAATGTTATCTTCTAATTCCCACAATTTTTTATTGATTTGTTCAAGTTCAGAAAATAAACTATCATTAATATTTGAAATTGGATTTTCACTATTAAGAATATCAAGTTCTTTGCTAATATTATTTTTAATTTCATTATCAGATTTTTCAAGTTTAATATTCAATATGCTAATTTTATCAATTAATTCTCCAACACTACAAGATACTTTACATATCATTGAATAGTTTATTAATAAATTAATGTTTTTAAATAAATTTATGAATCAATTAATACATTTGTGTCTGAATATTCCTTGGTGGAAGTTATTGTTATATCATCTGTTCTATCGCGTTGTAAATCAAAATTTTTCATTACAAAAGAACCTTTACTAAAAAAATCCAAATAATTTTTCATTAGTCTATCAACATTCCAAAAATTCATAAGTGGTGCTTGTACACCATGTGTATAAGCAGATGATGGGTTAGTATTATTTTTATGGTTATGTGGTTTCATTAATGTAAAATATTGTTCATTTGAAAAAGCAAATGTTTCAGGTTCAACTGGATTTGATACATTTTTTGCTGATAATAAACGTGCATTTTTAGAAGTGTGTAAATTAATTAATTCATCAAGATAAGTATGGGATGTTTCTCCTGAAACAATTAATATTACTTTATTGATGTAATTGCATATTGGTTGTGTTGCCATTGATTGATTTGCTAAATATGAGAATCTTGGTTCAAGTAGATATTGTCCAAATGCTTGTACATATAGATTTGCTATAATATCAATAACTTCAACATTATTCGTTTTAAGATTTAAATGTATTAACAAAGGATCACTAACTGGTTGGTGGAATCCATATGATAAAATAGTTTCGAAAACATCTTCTAACAAAATAAAATTCGATGATATTATATTATCAACTTCAGATTTAACAACTGGTTTAATACCATCTTTGAATGTTTCTGAATAAATATTGAAATCTAGAAGACGTGCGCCTCCTTTCAACACAATTTTAATCATTTCAGTACTAACAAAATGTTCTGAAGACAATGGTACATGACACGTTTGATGACTTGAAGATACATAAAAATCAACAAGTTTAGCACCTTTTTTATCGTCACATACAATTCCCGCTGAATTAGGACAGTTGCTAATATTTCTACATACAAGATCTTTAGAAGTATAAAATGTTCCGGAATGATAATTGATACAATCCGCTAAAGGAATTGGATTAACAACATTGCTATATTTTTTGTTTAATTTTATTATTTGTGAATTATTTTTGAGTTGTTCTGAAATTTGATTGTTTATATTGTAACATGTTTGGTATAAATATGATCCACAAGCTATTGCGATTACAGCAAATATTAATACAACTAAAACTATTGGTGGATGTATCGTCTTTCTCAAAGTAAAAAATATTGTTAAAAATAGTACGCAAAATGCAGAAGCTATAAAAAAAGCGCCTGCCTTGTCTTTTTTAAGACAAGCATTTACTGAAGAAGACCTTATTAGTGGTATCATAGCTAATGTAAATAACAAGGCGCCAATTATTAAAATTTTGATAGGATTAAAATCTTCATTAATATTTGTATTCATAAATGTCATACTTTCATTAGTTTCTTGATTCATTACAAAAGTATTATATTAAAATTTTAGACAACGTTCAAAAAAATGACATCATATTTGTTCTAAAAACTAAAAAAATATTATAAGACACTCAACAAAAAATAAGAATTTAAACAAAAAAATGATTTCTAAGAGTGATATTGCAAAGTTAAAGAAAAGTGATGCTATAACTCATTTGACCAAACTGAATTTATCTACTTCTGGTGGTCGACCGGAATTGTTGAAAAGATTAAGAGAACATTATCATAACAATAAGGAAAAAACGAAGACTAGTAAATCAATTGCAAAAAATGAGTCTGAATGCCATTTGCGAAATGGTAATAACATACCATCAAAGTCTAAGATTCAGTTAATGAAAAAGGATAAACTGATAGAATTATGCAATGAATTGAAAATTTCTAACGACGGTAACAAAAGTGATTTGGTATCTAGAGTTGAAGAATTTTATAGACCAACACAAGATGGAAACATTGATGTTGATATTAGCAATGGTGTACCTACAAAAACAGATTTGAGGAAAATGGGTAAAAAAGATTTAGCAGCCAGATTATCTGATAATAATTTATTGACAACTGGTTCTAGATTAGAATTGTACAAAAGACTGGAAGAATTTTATAGACCAACTGAAAAAACAGAAAAAGTTGATGAAGGTTTAGTAGATAGTTTGAGTCTTGAATGTGAAGACGAGTCTGTATCAGAAAACAATTCATCAAATACTGATACAACGCTTCAAATAATTGAATATAATGATTATAAGATTGGTATTTGTGAAGATACTGGTTGTATTCATGAGCAAGATGAATCAGATGGTGAGTGGTATAAAACTAATTTAGTGTGGGATTATACAAATGCGTGTCCAACAGGGTATTCAAATTTGACTAAGTAAAAACAAAAAAAACAAAAAAAAACAAAAAAAACAAAAAACAAAACAAAAAACAAAAAAGTCGAAAACAAATATAAATTTTTTTAAAACGCACTGTGTATTATAAGTTAAGATTAACTTGTATATTATAATATTGATAATATGAGTAATAGTTCTTTATCGCAATTTAATATTGCAATTCATGACTTTGTACGTTTTATTAAAGAAACGGGACATATGTCTGGTGAAGTCAATAAACTTGAAACATATGTTGAAGTAACTCGAGTAAATGCGCGGCTATTGATTTCCAAATTTCAAACATATGTGTTAAGAGATGTATTTGTTTCAAATATTTTAAGAAATAATGTAAATTATTTTTTGAATTTTGATATAGTTAAAGAATACAAAATTGATGATAATAATATTGCATTATTGATTGACAAAGTTCGTCATTTAGTAAAAGAATTAGTTGAAGAAAACAATACAAAAAATATAGATACTACTTTCAATTGGTTGAAAATTCTATGTTTTCATGCATATTCTGATATTGGTATTAATGCATCTGAAAAGTTTAAATCTTTGTTGACGGAATCAAATAGTACTTCAACTTAAATATAATGTAATAGTAATGAATCTTGATTTAGAATTGACATCATTAATTTATAATGTTGTCAATAGCAATAGTTTTACGAAACAAATCCCATATTATTGTGGTCTTTTACCGTATGAATTGTATGTTTTACCTGGAATGTTTATAGCAATGGTGCAAGTTATTGTATTATCTGCTTATTCGCCAATTCAGTTTCATTTATTACCACATTTTTTTGCATTTAGTTTATTTCAATTAATAAAGAATAGTTTTAGTCGAGAAAGACCTGGTTGTGCTAATAAAATGTTATCAAATTTTATTGATGAGAGTCATTGTTTGGGTAAACAACGTGTTATGTCATTTCCATCTGGTCATACAGGTATCGCATTTGCTTTAGCAATAGCTTTGTATATGGAAATGAATTATTCTAAAGATCCTAAATTTTTTGAAATAAAGATAAAGCAAAAAAAGTATAGAAATTTGATATCTTTAATTGGTTTATTTGTTGCATTCAATATTAGTATTCATAGAATTAGTAAAGGGTATCATTATGCAAGTGATACTATAATTGGAGCATTATTGGGTAGTGCAACGGGATATATTACTTGGACTGTTTTAGAAAAATATAAGACAAAATTTAAAGATTATTGTAATCAATCACAATTATCAGAAAGAGGAGATGAAACAAAATCAAAAATATGGTCAACTGTTGCAAAATTTGTATTGTTAATTCCTATTTTATATTTATTTTTAAAATTTTTTGTAATAGATTTTACAAATTTGACATCAATTAAACATTAAATAAATTTGTTATATATTTTTTTTTGTATTTGAAGAATAAAGTAAATGAACTTAATTCAAAGATTACCAATATCAATAATAATAAATGAAATCGAACCATTTACACGTAGTCCTATGTGTAAAAACGTATTATATGATATAGAAAACTATACATACACATTTAAATGTGTTTATAATAAATATTGTGAAATTTTATTAGAAAAATTGGCTGGATCTGATCATGTAGCAATGAATATTTATCCTGAAAACTTATCAATAGTGGCGAGAATGACTTGGTTTTTTTTGGAAATAGAAATATTTTCTTTTTTATGTAGAAGTTCATATTTATATGATGTATTAGATCGTAGTTTTAATAATATATGTACTGCTAATATATTCAGTTATACACATGAATTAAGTGAAATATCTGATCTAGAGGAATTGGATGAATTTGCTGATTTTATAGATAGTCATCATAAATTAGTAAAAGCGCGTGTTAAACGTATATGGGCATTAATGAATAATAAAGAAAGATTAGAATGTATTAATGTTATTTGTAATCAATAAATTCTAATATGTGTTCAAAAATTATAATATATTATTCATATAATATGTGTGATTCTAGTGATAATACTAGAAATGTTAATTTAAAAGAATTATTGGAATTATTGGATGCAGAATGTGTAAAAAATAGTTTACCAAAAATTACAGACAGTTGGCAATATAGTGAAATTCAAGATGCTGAAAAGAGTTTAAAACCTTTAAAAATGGTTGAAAAATCGGAATCAGCGCCTCAAACTCCTGAAAAAGCAGCTAGTCAAAATCCAATTAGTGCTATATTCTCAGGTTTGAGTTCTCGATTATCATCAGCCCCAACTCCAACTTTATCACAAGATTATTCTTTAGCTGATTTAGATGAACAATATGGACCTTTATCTCCTCAAGATGAAGCTAGAAAAAAGAGACAAAGAAGTGAATCAAAATCACGATCACCATCTCCTCCTAACACTCGTCGTCATCTTGAGTTTGAAAAATTGGGTGGCATGCCTACCAGTCGCAGAAGTTCATCATCCCGTCGCAGATATGATGAAGAAGAAGAAGAAGCAGTTGAAGAAGATCAACAAGTAATGCCTGAATTATCTGTTCCTGAAGCAGTTGAGGGTGATTGTACAGTTTTGGATATGTTTATAGCATGTTCTGCATATGGTGCTGCAATAATGGGTGTTTGTTATGTTGTAAGTAGTAATGATATGCCAGCATTAGCTGCATTACCCGGTGATGCTATTGCTTCAATAAACAAACAAATTGAAATATTTATAACTGAAATAAGACTTAGATTATTAAAGTCTGATACAACTGAATTATTAAAAATATTTACTAGTAGTTGGATGATGGGTATTGGTGCATATACAACTGGTACTAAGGTATTATCTTCTGTAGGTATGCGTTTACAAAATACGTGTAAAAAAATAAACGAAGCAAGAAAAAGTTTTAAATCTGTACCATTATATGGTGGAAAACGCAATAAATATTTAAGAAAAACAAAAAAGGTAAGAAAAGTGCGTAAAAACAAAAAGACTAGTAAATCTTTAAAACGCAAGAAGGTTTTACATAGAAAAAAAAAGAACTAAAAGACTAATGGATATAGTTGAAAAGACACAAAATATTGTTAATAATGTTACAATACCAGATTGGTCTATTGGTAAAATAGTAATATATGGTTTTAGTGGATTGTCATTAATATTATTTATTATATCATCTTGGATGGCTCCAAACCCATCGAGTTCAAATTATCTTATTTATGAATTAGTTAAACAGTCATCATTTGTTTATTTCAGTATACAAATGATTGGAATGTGTTATATGTATGAATTAGATTTTATGCCAAAATCTCAAGGATTAGTAATAATTCCGTTTGTTTGTTTTGTTGTTTATATGTTAACATTAACAATGGGATATACCATGACTAGTTCAACGTGTGAAAAACCAAAAAGAGAAGTAAGTATAATTAATTCTTTCCAACCTGTATTGGGATTGATAGTATCATATATATTAGCAACAAAAGTATCATTAATACGTCAAGGATTTTACGATTTAACTGGTGGAAGTCATAACGATCTATCTTATTATTCGGCGATAGGGTTTTGGATGTCTGCTAGTATATGGCCATTTTTAACATCTGCATATTTTACTATAAAGAAATCGGCATGTAACACGAATCATGAAATAAAAGTGAGTAAAGTTGGTAAAAATAAGCCAACAGATCAAATAATATAATTAGTCAATAATTCATATTTTTTTGGACCAATTTTTGCATTTTTAAGAGATTCTAGAAATTGTTTTTTATCTTTGATAGCTTCTATTAAAGATAACCAATTATCATATACATTTGCGATATTTTGAGCAGTTTTTTTAGATATACCTGGAATTTGACATATTTGCATAATGAAGCATGTTTTTGGTGTTACATTATTTTTTTTACACACATGTAGTGTTTCTACGTAATTTTGTTCTTTAAGAAATGAATTATCATACAATTTTTTATCCTTTTCTAATTTTCGAACCATTTCTTTTATTAACGATATTGTGTCTTGAGTTGACCCTGTTAAAAATATGCACATTTTATCTTTGAATTGAATTCTAATAATTATTTGCCTTATAATATTTTGAAATTGTTTATCTTCTTTTGAAAGTATTCCTTCAAAAATATATCCTTTATTGACAAAATCTGTAGAATTAATTCTTCTTTTTTGTTCAGAAAATCTTCCATCAGACAAAGAAGACCTCAAATCAGAAAAAGTTTTTCTTTCCAATATTAGAATGTTTAAAGGATTTTCACCATGTCTCTTTTTGATAATTTGAATATCTCCAACTTGAAGATTTTGATAAAATATATTTTCATCTAAAAATAGTTTTTTTATAGCCAGTTCACGACTATCAATTCTTACTTCCATATGTTCAACCTTTTGTTTTTTATATTTATATAAGTAAGATATGGACAATTTGAAAATCCTCATTATTGGAGCCTTATGTTTGTTAATTGCTGTTGTTGTATATATGATTATGAATCAAAAAGAGTCATTCTCATCATGCGAATATGACAACTTTAATAGCGAACCAATGGATGACTACGTCAGAGGGGCAAATGTTGACGAAGTTGCTTCTGCACCTGCATGTGTTGTTGAATCAAAAGGTGATTCGGAACCCGGACCATCTAATCTTTATTCATCATCACCTAAAAAAATCTTAGATGATGCTGATGATCCAGTATCGGGAAATGAAACACCGGTTGATTGTTTTCCAAAGGGACATTTAAATCCAGTTGATTTGCTACCCAGTGATAAAGCAACTGCTTGGTCGCATGCCAATCCTGTTGGTAAAGGTGCTTTAGAAGATCAAAACTTCTTAAGCGCTGGTTACCACGTTGGTATTAATACCGTTGGACAAAGTTTAAGAAATGCTAATATGCAAATAAGATCGGAACCTCCAAATCCTACAAAAAAAGTAGGACCATGGATGCAATCTACTATTGAACCCGATTTGAATAGAAAACCTTTAGAAATATCTCAAGAATAGATTATTTTATTGAATTCAAAATAAAATGTTTGATTTTGATAAAATCATTTAATTCAAATAAAATATCGTGTAATACTCTTTCTATTAAATAACATTTATTGTTTAAATAGTCAATATTTAAACATCTAAATAGTTTTAGTCTATTATTTAGGATATACCAACTAGAATTTGCATATTCAAAATTTGATGATAATTGAGTTTTAACTATATTTCTATATAGTTTTTTGATATCATTATATCTATACCATTTTGAATATTGGTATATTGGTGTTTTAATAATTATTAGATATTCTGCATATTTGATATTTTTTTTTATAATACCAAAAAAAGAATATATTTCGTTTGAAATGCGATAACATGGAACTTGTACACCATATTGTCCATATTTATTAAATGAACGCACACATAATTTACTATATGGATTTGAATAAATGTTAATTGAATTAAGAGAGTTTTGATTTGCTAATAGTATTTTTGTTTGCTTTAACCATATTTTCTCGTAATATCGTCGTTCTTTTTTTGTTTGTATTGGTCTTTTTCCTGCAGTATTTTTCCAATTAATTTGAAAATCAATAGGTTCTAATAATACCCAAAATGGTACATTTTTATAATTATTAACAGTGTCTGTTTCACTATCACTTTTTAAATTGTCATAAAATCCCCAATCTGACATAATTACACCTATTTATATAAGATAAATTCATTTCTTATTTTTTTTTATTTTAATTTTTTCTGGAATTCTAACTCTTTTAAATATAAAACTTCTATTTAAGAAACTTATTTTCTCATCTTCTTTATTTGCCAAAGATACATGATTTTTATTCCAAGGTTGTGGAATTGTTGTATAATGTTTGAAATTATCTGAACTAATTAGTTCAAAACCAATGTTAAATAATTCCATCCTTAATAATTCGAAATTGACTAAATATTCAGAATGTTCTTTATCAATACTTTGAACAAGTACTTTTATTTCATAACCAAAAGCATTTCTCGGATCATCAATAAAAGAATTTCCTTCATATTGTTTTTTGATTTGTATAATTTCTTCTTTATTGGAATCTTTATACGATAAAATACCGTTAGATAGTAATTCGTTAAATATTATAGTCCCATCATAGCAACATCCTGCAAAATAACCACCAACTTTGACATTATTATCAACATTTTTTAGAAACATTCTAAGTGTTTCTTTTGATTTGAAGAAATAATGTATAGCAAAGAATACAGTCGCTGCATCAAATGAATGTTTTTTATCAAAAATGCCCTTGTTACTAACAATATCTGGATAAATATCATGAAATGTATCTGAATCATCAAATGATTTCGTTACATCTCCAGCGATGAATATAATTTTGTCTTTATCAACATTTGATTTATTGTCATATTCGTTACAAAGTCTTCTATAAGCACCATCACCAGAATTATGTAAATTATCAACACTATTATCAACACCAACCACATTCAAATCCAAATCTATATAGCGTGATATATCACCACCTTTACCAGAACCAAGATCAAGTAATTTTTTTGTTTTAGTTTGACCAACTGTTTCAAGTAGAATGGAATGCTTTACTACCAATCTGTGGAAATGTCTATATGAATCTTTAACAGAAAATGATTTTTTAGGATCATTATTGTAATAAGTATCTAGTTCTTCATCAATGCTTGGAATGTTTGTATTTCCTTTTATAATATCAAGTGTTACCGGCATATAATATGATTTCCAAATATCAATAGCTGTTTTATAACTATTTGGTGTATCTTTATCTTTTCTTACGCGTATTGGAGTCCATCTATTATAAATATCTGCATTAACATCGTATATCATTTCTACGATAGAACCGTTTGAAATTGTTACACCTTCCCATGTATTTCCTACTTTTGTTCTTAATCTACCATCAATGAGTGGTAATTTAACCAAATGTGCATGTTTATCTTCTGGATAATAAGGAACAAATTCTTTAATGGGTGGTCTTTTCTTTTGTTTTGTTCTTTCTTCGTGATATGTTTGTTTTTCTTTATCAGATAAATTCATATATTCAATGTATTCAATATAAGTGAACGGTTTTGCTTCATAATCGTATAAAACGGATAATTTGCATAATTTAAATGATGTCATTATATATTTGCCGTTGTCTAAATGTAATGGTAATTCTTCTTCGGAATTACCAAATTCAATTTTGAAATCGATACTGTTAAATGTGGAATCTTTCCATTTTAATAATTTTGGAAATGCGTATCCACTTTTAATAAATCTCTTTCCTTTCATTGCTTTTTGTGTATATAAGTGATTACCACCAACCTTATCTATTGGTGTAAATATCAAACCATCGTTTTCATAAATATCATTTTCTATTTCATCAAAACATTTATTATTCATTTCGAAAAATGTTTGTTTTGACATTTGCATAAAATTTTTCAAAATAATCTTAAAATCAGAAATGCCAGTCAATGAAATAGATGAGTCGATTGCATTTTTTGCAACATTTCTCCTATAAATTAGATTTTTTTGTCTAATATCTTCATTCTTATCATAATAACAATCGAATACCAAATAGTGATTTAGTTCTATTCCTGATTTATCATTTTTAACGAATTCACCATCGAATACTGTGCCAATTACATCATTTTCAAACATATATCCGGTAGGTTCAAAATGTGATGATTTTGAACCCAATAGAAATAATTCGCCACTATTATGAATATATCCCAACATTCTCACCCCATCCGATTTTGGAGTGACGTAATAATCATTTGCTTTTTCAATCAATAATCTCAGTCTACTCATAGTTAATGACACAACATTGGGTGCAATTTTAAAATTTTTTCTATCTTGTAAGCCATAATCACTACTTTTTGTTAGAGTTTTAAAATAAGATTTTTCAACTTCATACAAATCGTTAAATGGTTTTATTGTTAAAACGTTTCTAATATTGCAAAGTATTTTACTCAATAAATCAATGAATAATACCATATCAAATTCATTTCTATCATTTGTTTCACTTATTAATCCAACAAATGAAGGAACATATTCAATTTCAACCTCATATGTTTCATCAGCTTCTAAAGTTCTTGATTTACTAAATTTATATGTTTCTATTTTTCTGGTTCTTACTGCTGTTAAATCAACAGTAAATACATTATTAACAGAATAAGAATATCTATTTTTCAATCTGAATTTTTTTTTAGTAATATCCCAATCTGCTAAAACTTGAGAAAATTTATCTGAATTAGGATTGACATCTATTTCTTCCTTTAAATTGACCTTGCAACCAATATTTTTGCATATATCCATATCAAATTCTGGTAGATCAACTCTTTTTTTTTGTATAACGTGCCATGAACCTTGTGGTAAATCTTGTAATGAATCCGTTTTTAAAAATAACCCAATGTTTGGTTTACCAAAAATCGTTATTCTGAAATCATCATCTTTTAAAGATATATCTAAAGATACAGAAGCCTCTTTAATGGTAACCCAATTATTTGAAGATGAACATGTTTTTGAACGACAAAAATCTCTTATACGCATAAACACATCTTTCGTTATTTTAGGACGTGTTACCCTAACTTCTAATTCATAATCATCATTTTCAAAAGCTTTAATTCCCAACCCCTCTAATACTTCAATTTCATATTGAGTTAACATTGATTGGTTTATCATTATTATTATATGTAGTTGTCATTTTTAAGTTAAATTTTATTGTGAAATTTTATTATAATTAATTTTGAACAATTTCGACATTTGTAGCTTCTTTAAAATACTTATTAATTGTACAAGGTGATTCTTGAAAAGAAACTTCTTGACCTCCTTTCAAATTTTTTGAATTAAAATAGAAATATACTTGTCCATCTTTGTGTGATATTAATGCAGCGCAACTATTAACCATAATTCTTTTAACTCTTCCTTTAAATTTAGAACGAGTGTTTTTATGTTTTCGTCGTGGTTTATTTGTTGGTTGATTGAATATTGTACCCGATTTAATTAAATCTTCAATAATTTCTTCATCACCCCATTTATTAATATCTAAATTATTATAGTCTATTTCGTCCATTATTTATTATCTTAATATGAAATATTTATATAACATAAAGGATATTTAATCAAAAACTATAATGAGTAGCAACTTAGAAGTTGCATCATATGAAGTTGATAAATTTGAACAAATGAATTTAAAAAGAAATGTTTTGCGAGGGATTTTTTCGTATGGTTATGAATATCCAAGCGCAATTCAAAAAAAGGCAATACCTGCATTTATTAGTGGTGAAGATTTGATAGCGCAAGCTCAATCTGGTACTGGAAAAACCGCCGCATTTTCTGTATCTATATTACAATGTTTGGATGAAGAAGATGAATCTTTACAGTCGATAATAGTATCTCCAACTCGAGAACTAACAGAGCAAATATATAATGTTATAAAACACTTAGCTCAATATACAAAAATTAAATTTGCATTATTATTGGGTGGTCAATCAAGAAGAGAACAAATTGAAATATTAAGAAATGGTGTACAATGTGTTATATGTACACCAGGTAGAATAAATGATTTAATTGAAAGTGGATATTTGATAACTTCAAATATAAAAAATCTTGTATTAGATGAAGCCGATGAACTATTGAAAGATGCATTTGTATCACAAATTAGATTTATTGTTGAAAATATACCTAGTTCAACTCAAATTTGTTTATTTAGTGCTACAATGTCAGATTCTTGTCTCAAGACAGCTCATAAATTTTTGAATGAACCAAATACTATTTATGTACGAAAAGAACAATTAACATTAGAAGGTATTAATCAATATTATGTTTTTACAGATAATGATAAAATTAAATACGATACAATAATAGATCTTTATTCATCAATCATAATTAATCAATTAATAATTTATTGTAATACTAAACAAAGAGTTGTTTATTTAGCAAATAGTTTGACCAAGGATAATTATACTTGTGCTTGTATACATAGTGATTTGACAACGTCTGAACGAATGCACATAATGAGAGGGTTTAGAAATGGTGAAGTAAGAGTGCTTATTTCTACAGATCTTTTATCGCGTGGTATTGATGTTCAACAAGTATCTTTGGTGATAAATTATGATTTACCTAGAAATGTAGAATCATATATTCATAGAATTGGTAGAAGTGGTAGATATGGTAGAAGAGGTTTGGCTTTGAATTTCATATCTAATTATGATAAAAATTTGATTAATGAATTAGAAAATTTTTACAATACACAAATATCTGAACTCCCTATGAATATAGAAGCTGTTTTTTCTTCTGCAACATAAATGAAATAATTTATTCAAATATTTCAAAACTACAATTAAATTCTGGTGATATTTTCATTATTGCACCTTTATTGTCGAATTCACCACAATATTTTGGTGCACTAAATATTGTAATTAATTTTCTTCCACAATAAAATTCATAACCATCTTCAACAACTTGATGGGCACGGACTAAAACGTTTATATTATTTCTTTCTAAAAAATCTTCTAATTCATTTTTACCAAATAAATAAGACACTCCTCTATCAGATGGAGTCCATCCTACATTTTTTTCTGGGTTTGGATCGGACCATAATAAATCACATATTAATCCTTGTTCCGGTACATCACATGGTCTTTTAATATCGTTAATTTCATTTATGAATCTAAGTGATGGAGAAATGCCTCCATGTGTGCAAAACATTAAAGGCGAAGGATCATGTTCACTCATACCAATAGATGCAGCTATAGGCATACGATTAAAAATATCTACAAATGATTTCCATACTTTAATTGAAGCACGTCTTTTACATTCATCATAAAATCCATATATTTTTGATATATCGGAAGTTTCGTGATTGCCTCTTAATAATATTACGTCTTTATGAAATAAAATTTTGTAACAAAACAAAAGCAAAATGACTTCTAAACTTTGAGTACCTCTATCTACATAATCACCTAAAAATATATATCTGTTTGTCTTTGAAGGATATCCTGTTCTTTCAAATATATTCAATAAATCTTTATATTGACCATGTATATCACCACAAATATGTATTGGTGGGTGTGTTTTTACAAGCATTTCGTCGTTCATAAAAGCAACTTTTACTTGTCTCAGTAACCAAAAAATTGCGTCTGTAGTAATAGGAAGTGTATCATTATTTGATTTTAATAATGCTTCTTTTATAAGATTTATGTATTTATATATATTCAATAAATCCTTTGTTGATGAAGGCATATTATAAAACACTAATCTATTTTTTCGTAATAAATGTGTGCATATTTTTTATAATTTAAATATGTAATGGATATCATCAACTGTGTTATTATTGGTTGTGTAGTTGCAATATTATTTATGATTATTAATTTCAATATAAAGGACAATGACAATATTATTATTCCACATGAATTAGAAGCACAAATAATACCAATAGAAAAAAAACAAAAAGAAAAAGAAACACATAAAGAAGCAGATAAAAAATCTGAATCATTAGTTGAATTAGAAATGTTCAATTCTGTTGATAAATTGAAAGAAAAATTTGGTTTGTATAATGATACAAATAATAAAAAAGAATTATTATTAGAAGAATTCAAATTAAATTCCAAATTTAAAAAAAAAATTAATAAAGTTAGAAAAGTTGTTAAACAAATACATAAACAAAATACAAAAGATAATTTTAGTAATGTACCTAATCCATTTGATGAATTGTCTGCTTTGCCATCATTCAATGGCAAAGAAACCATCAAAAATAGATTAGAAACTTATATTAAATCTAATTTGACACCCAATGATAAAGATAAAATACCACAAGCCCTTATAGATTCTATTAATAATGATTATAGATTAAAAATTCTAGAAAATGCAAATGAAATAAGTGACTTTCTAAATGAAAATGCAGTAAAAAATCATATTGAAGGTAATTATACACAAATATGTGGAAGTTGTCCAAGAGGAGATTATGATACAACAATCAAAGATGGTCAACCTTTAGTTGATAGAATAAAAAATCTTGCTGATCAGGCAAATGGTTGTTCTGAAGTAAATGATATAGCAACAAAAGTAGGAAATTTACAAAAACAAATGACTCATATATTAGCAGTTAATACTGGTTTGCCTCCTCCAAGTGAAGGAAACAGTGGTAGCTTAGCGTAAATATAATAAATCCGTTTATTGCACATAATAAATATTTTTGTTATATTATCAATTATTATCATATAAATAATAATAATAATAATATGTCTGATTTAATAGGGCTAACTATAACGGGAATAATTAGTGGTTTATTTGCAGGTTTTGTGGGTGCTGGCTCAGAAATATTAATAATACCATTACTTACTTATTTTAGTATATTTGAATCTGTAAAAACTAGAATTGGAACATCTTTATTAATGTTATTACCACCAACGGGATTATTTGCTGTATATGAATTTTACAACAAAGGATTTGTAAACATTAGTTATGGTATTTATTTAGCTATCGTTTTTACATTATTTTCTTATTTCTCATCGCTTTATAGTGTTAACATTGACGATGCTATACTTAGTACAATATTTTCAATATTTACAATAATTGCAGGAGTATATATGTTAATAACAAAGTAGAATGTTATTAAATAATATAAACACATAAAAATGAAATGTAAAGATAACTTAAGAATAAATAAATGAAACATGGCTATTCACAGTAAACATCTTAGAACGGTTATTGATTGTATGTTTAGAAGCGAAAATTGTCTTTTGGTAAAACATCAAGTAGACTCATTTGATTATTTTATATCAGATTTAATTCAAGATATTGTTAAGCAATATAATCCAATAACAATATACGGAGTATATAATGAAGAGTTGAAGAAACATGAACAAGAAATCCAAATTTCTTTTGGAACAATTGCTTTACATCCACCGTTAATTTATGAAAATGATGGTAGTATGGTTCAAATGTGTCCTGATATTGCACGTTTAAGAAGTATGTCTTATAGTTCGAATTTGCATGTTGATGTAATTGTTAATACTACAATGCGTTCTGGTCCAAAACTGGATGAAGTTGAAACAAGAGAAAAGATATTTGAAAAGATTTTGATTGGTAAAATTCCAATCATGGTGGGTTCTAGATATTGTAACACTGGTAATAATAAAACATCAAAAAAAACGTGTGGTATTGATCCCGGTGGTCATTTTATAATTACCGGTTCGGAAAAAGTAATTATTTCTCAAGAAAGACAAGCTGAAAACAAAGCATTTTGTTTCCATGTTAGTGCTGTTAGTGGAACTAGATTTTCTCATTGTGTTGAAGTAAAATCGGTACCTGAAGAAGGTTTCATGCCAGCTAAACCAGCTTGTGTTAAAATATCTAGTAAACCAAACCATATTGGGCATACACTTTATGTACATTTTCAAGGATTAAGAAAGGAAATTCCTCTTATGATTATGTTCAAAGCATTGGGTGTAGAAAGTGATAAAAAAGCATGTGATTATGTATTTGCATTCAGGGATTCAACTGTTCGTAAAAACATGATTGAAATGTTAGCTGCTTCTATTGAAGAAGTTGACAATATTACGCAACCGATGGCATTAGATTATATTGCAAAATATTTGCCAGTTCCGGTTAGAGTTAGGCAAGGACAACCGGTTACACACGATATGCGTATTAAACACGTTAGAAATTCTATTACAAATGATTTTCTGCCGCACTTGAAAGATTCTTCAGAGAAGAAGGCATATTATTTGGGTATGATGACAAGAAAGCTGTTGCTATATTTTACAAAACGTATTAATGAAGACGATCGTGATAGTTTTGAAAACAAAAGAGTAGACACACCGGGAATTATGTTAGGAAATTTATTTCGTCAATCATTTACACGACTTATTAAAGATGCAACGTCAATATTGAATAGAGAGATCAGTGGCGGCGCTTGGAAAATAACAAACAACTTTCACAATATAGTAACTTCTAATAACATTTATAAAATTCTAAAATCAAACATTATTGAAACAAATATGAAATATTCATTAGCAACAGGTAATTGGGGAGTTAAAAATGCAACTGTAAAAATTGGTGTAGCACAAGTTTTACAAAGGTTGTCATATTTGGGAACATTGTCTCATTTGCGTCGTATTAATACTCCTATTGATAAAACAACTAAAATGACAAAACCGCGTAAATTACATCCGAGCACATATGGTTATATTTGTCCTGCAGAAACTCCTGAAGGTACATCTATTGGTATTGTAAAAAATATGGCATTATCATGCAATATTACTATGGATATACCGTCTAGTCAAGTAGAATCGATTATTCGAAATTTTCCAAGTTTTGAAGATATTAGTACAGGGAAATCGGGTTCTGCGGTATTTATTAATGGTATGATAATTGGAATTGTTGAAAATATGTTGGATTTATCAAAACATTTAATTCATCTAAGAAGATCTTGTATCATTCATGCTCATACAAGTATTGTGCCTGTTTTCAGTGATTTCGAGTTGCATATTTATACGAGTGGTGGTCGTCTTGTTAGACCATTGTTTATTGTTAATAATGGTAAATTGATATTTGATGAAAGACACATAAAATATATGTATGAAACACGTTGTTCTTGGAATGAATTTGTTGTTGGATGTTCAGATTTTCCTCCTGCGATTGAGTATATTGATGTTCAAGAAGCAGGAGTATCTATGATTTGCGAGCATCCTAACAATGTTGATAAAATTTCTACATATACACATTGTGAAATTGATCCTAGTCTAATTTTAGGTATATTGGCATCTAATATTGTATTTTCAAATCACAATCAATCTCCGCGTAATACGTATCAATCGGCTATGGGTAAACAAGCGATGGGTGTTTATGCTACTAATTTCAGGCACAGGATGGATATGGTTGCAAACATTCTATGGTATCCTACAAGACCATTGGTTTCAACTCATAATAGTAGACATATGAATATGCATAGGGTACCTAATGGTAGTATTGTTATTATTGCTGTTGCTAGTGATAAAGGATATAACCAAGAAGATTCTCTGATGTTTAACAAATCATCGATTGATAGAGGATTGTTTAGATCAAGTTTCTTCCGAACGTATCATGTAGAAGAGAGGAAGAATCAATCAACTGGTGAGGAAGAACAATTTGCAAAACCTGATCCGAATAATACTCTACAAATGCGTCATTGTAGTTATGAAGCGTTGAGTGAAGATGGTTTTCCAATTGAAGGAAAATCTGTTAAAGGTGGTGATGCTATCGTTGGTAAAGTTGTACCAATGAATAATAGAAAGAAACCATCTACAACAACTGTATTTGATAAAGAGTTTCGTGATAACAGTACGTATATTCGAAATAATGAAGATGGTATTGTTGATACTAAATACGTATCAAGAAATAGCGAAGGATATTTGTTTTGTAAAGCCAAAATTCGTTCTGAAAGACGTCCGGGTATTGGAGATAAATTCTCTTCTACACATGGACAAAAAGGAACAATTGGAATGATATACAAAGCAGAAGATATGCCTTATAGCAAAGATGGTATTACACCAGATATTATTATGAATCCTCATGCATTTCCTAGTAGAATGACTTTTGCTCAACTTTTAGAATCTTTATTGGGAATTGAATGCGTTGATAAAGGAATGCATGGTGACGGTACACCGTTTACAAATATTTCTGTAGATATGATCTCTGATAGGTTAGAGAAAAGTGGTTATGATAAATATGGTGAAACAGAACTATATAGTGGTGAAACAGGGCAAAAACTAAACACAAAGATTTTCATGGGACCAACGTTTTATCAGCGTTTGAAACATATGGTCGATGATAAATTTCATGCAAGATCTACTGGTCCTATGGTACAAATGACAAGACAACCATCAGAAGGTAGATCTCGTGACGGTGGTTTAAGAATGGGTGAAATGGAAAGAGATTGTTTATTGGCTCATGGTGTTGCTCAATTTCAGAAAGAGAAATTCATGGAATTATCTGATAATTTTACGATATTTACAAACAAAAATGGAATGATGTGTTCTGTGAATAAGAAGAAAAATATCGTAAATTCTTTATTGGATTCAAAGGGTAGAAATATTGGAAATATTTCTGAACATCGTATTCCATATGCTACGAAGCTATTCTTACATGAATTACAAACAATGGGTATAGCGGCTCATTTACATTCATAAACTTGAACATGTAATTAAAGTAAAATAAAAACTTGTATATGTGTTTTTTTTCTTTTTAAATAATATAATATGAAAGACGGTGAACGTAGCTTTACTGTTTTAGAATTAATGAAGCCTGCTCAACTTACAAAGAAACGCCATTCTATGAAAAAGACTGGTTTAACCAACAATGATGGTGGTAGATTTGAATCAAAAGACCCTGCTGGTGCCGCGAAAAAAGCTTTCAACCAAGCTTGTAGAAGCAAAAATATTAAAGGGCAATGTACTTTAATTGTTAAGTTACAAGAAATTACCGCGGGTTCAAGCAAAAAAGTTTACACTTACAAGTTAAAACGTATTAAACTTAAAGAACCAATAATAGTGACTCGCGGAGGTGTAGAATATCCAATTGAATATGATACTAAAATAGAGTCATTAAATAAAGTAAACAAAGATTAAACAGTTAATTCAAGAAAATTAGAGCATAATTTGTATTTAACTTTGTCAATTATTTGCCAAATACACAAACATATCAAACAAAAGCAATTTGAAGATGAATTATGTGAATAACTGCAAATTGTTTCGAATAAAAATTCAAAATCTATTTCTTTATGATTGAAAAACTCTTGTATGTAATTCATACCAAATATTAATCCGAAAAAACCGAATGCTAAAACATTGGGACTTATGTTATATGTTACACAAAAATAACATAAACTAATAGTTATTAAAAAAGTTATTATTGTTGTAATTAATTCACTTTTTATTATAAAAGATGCAAATTTTGCCAAAGGATGTGTATATGGCGAATATGTAAATTCACTTTTACATACTGGACAAATATTTGATTTTTTGAAATGTAACCATTTATCCAAACATGATTTATGAACCCATTTCATACTACCAGAACATTTGCATGGATTAATAAGTGGTTCTTTTGTTTTTTCAAAACAAATTCTACATTCTTTTTCCATATTAATAATTAGTAATGAATAATAGTTAAAATTAACGCTATTAAATATTATTATTAATATGATATTTCGTTTTATTTTTACATTAACTAGTGCTTATTCGTATACACTTAATATACATCCATTAGAAAATAGAATTGGATATATAAAAAATATTGAAAATGTTAATAATTTAGATACACATATTCTAAACAGTTTGAGAGAAGATTTTAAGAAACATCCGTTACTAATATTTAAAAATGTAAAAAATGTTAGTCCACAAACATTTCTTGATTTTTCAAAAGAATTTGATTTAGATGCCGATTTAGATGCTTTAAATTCACCATTAGATTATCAGCATCAAATGTTGCAACCATTTGATCAGTTTCCTGATTGTAAACATGTTGCTCCGAGAGGTTTAATTGATCTAAAGGATTATTATAACATAAAAAATATTCATGTTGAACCATATGGACCGTTTAAAACTGATTATATATGGCATACAGATATTTTAGGACATGATTATAAACTTCCGCATGTGATTACTGCATTTTATATTGTAGAACAACCATTAATAGGCGGTGATACTGATTTTATTTCTGGTGAAAGAATTTATGAATGTTTAGAAAATGAAGAAAAAATAGCATGTGAAAATATTTTAACACAAATAAATCGTAGAAAATTTGTAACCGGTACCATGGAGCAAGATTATGCTGGAATTAATAGACTAGAATCACATTTAGAAATGGAAGAAGGTACAATTGAAGTACCTATACTTTTTGCACCAGATAATTCTGATGAATTACCGCGAATATTAGTTTTACCAACATTTTTTGAAAAAGTAAGTGGTTGGACAGTAGATCAATCAAGAAAATGGATGAAAGATTTTATGGTAAATAAAGTTTTACCTCATAGAATAAGTATACAATGGCAAAAGAATGATTTGGCTATTTTTAATAATAGACGTTGGATTCATTCGAGTACTCCAGCAAATGAGTATATAAAAAATGAAAATGGACCTTCTCGGTTTTTAATGCAAACATTTATACCAACCAAAAAACCATTTAAAGCAGTAGTTCCAAATGCGAAAAATGCATATGCTTGTTATAATACAAAATGGATCAATGACCAAGAAATTTCTATTATTTCTGCTCACAATATGATAAAATTTTCAGATAATATTATAAAAAATGGTGGAAAAGTAGAAAAAAATAGTTATGAATATAGAACAAAACCTAATGCCACATTATTTTAGTTTTGTATATATTAACATATAGGGACACTGGTTGAAATTTGGTTTATCAATAATACCAATTTGTTCATCGTTATATAAATACCAAATATTGTTGTTTTTAAAATAGCCATAATAATGGTAATTTGAATGTATTATTACTGATACAAGTTCATATTTTTCTTTTTTATTTGGATTTGCTGCATATTTTGTCATATCCAATATATGGTCATATTGAATTCTTTTCTTAATATGTTGTGTTTGTTTTAATACTATTGCAAGATTATTTGGAAAATCCAATATATAACCGTATTTAATTATATTTCTAACATTATTGTGTTTATCTTTCCAACCACTTATTAATTCAGATTTGAAAAATTCATTTAAGTTGTCATATAAATTTGAATGAGTTAAAGCAAGTTCTATAGATGTAAAAAATTCTTTATTTTTGTTAATTTCTAAAGGTTTATTTGTTGTTTCCATTTTATATAATAAAACACCTTTGAATGAAATATCATCAACATAATCTAGTATATGTAAAAATGCTTCGTGAGCATCATGTGGTTGACCAATTTTAAAATGTTTATTTAATTTTAAAAAATTATATATCAAATTAGGTTTGAATGGACAATTTTTCTTTAATTGTTTTAATTTTATCAATATATGTGCCCATTGTTTATTTTTAACTAATATATCAACATGAAGAAAGATTTGAAGTATAACATTTAAATAACATGTGTTACCATAATTTATAAATACTACCATAAATATATTCATTATGTCACTTTTTTTATATTAAATTTTTAACGGAAATATTATTAATAAAAAAGAACTATTTATTAATGAAACTAGGAGATACATGTTCAATCAAAGATGTTGTTGGAATTGTTACTTATTTAGATTCTGACAATAATTATGCTGAAATTACAAAAACAAAAAATTCAATATGTGACTTATTTACAATATCGAATGATGATTGGATAAGTATTGAATATGAAAATGGTAGTTGGAAAAAGAATAAAGATGAAGTTGTTATTATAAAAGAAAATTTAGAGAATAGTTTCATATGTATCAAATATTTGGATGGAGAAAATATTGATTTGGTAAAAAATATTGAATCACAAAAAAATTACAACGCAATATTTTCTAATAATTCTAGTGATTTACATGGTAAAAGTGGTGATCTTTTTGAAATATTGAATATTGATAAAGAAAATGGAATAATAACTTGTATTAACAATGAAGATGAGAATGCAGAAGAATTGTATGTAGATATATCAAAAGGAATATCAAAAAAAAATATATCAGCATCATCAATTGTTGATTTTTGTGAAGTATCTTATTCTTCTAGTGATGATGATAGTGATGATAGTGATGATGATAGTGATAAAGACACGAATGAAGATGATGGAAAGCCAAAACAAATTTTTACAATGAAAGATGAAATTAATGAAGATGATAAAGAATTAACGAAACAACAAAAGAGAGAGTTTATAGGAAAATCTTTAAGATTGATGTTCAAATCGAAAGATTTATCCGGAGACGATGTGATAAAACTAATAGACAGAATATTCAATAGTTTGAAAAAGGAATTCAATTCAAGTTTAGATTTTTCAAATTCAATAATGAAAAGTGAACATATAATACCAATTTTATCTGATTATGTTATTCATGAAACAAATACTACGTTTTATGAAGAAAGTAATCCATATTTTAGTTTTGTTCAGAATGAAATAAGCCCATTATTAATAGTTGATAATAACAATTCAGCATCGATCACCCACAACAGTGAAGCAAAAGATGCTTCATATAGAAATATAGTTTTGAATCCTGCATATATGTATAATAATAGTCGTTCAATTTTGAATAGTTCAGATAAAGTAAATATTTTAAAATATAATATTAGAGGAACTGATTTTGAATTTACAAACTTACCACCCAATAAAGAAGAGTTTGAACAAGCAATTAAAGAAGACATAAATATATTAGAAGTTTTTAATATAAATAAGCATGATATACCAATTGAATATGCAAATTTGATTCCTAAAATGGATAATAAACTTAATATATTAAAAAATAATAAACTAAAATACAAAAAAATTAATAGTTATCCATTAATAAAAAATAGCAATACAAAAATAAAAGAAAAAGTAAAAAAACCAAATATTGGATCATATTTGAAAATTAATCATAAAAATATCAATATTGATAATACATTAATATGGGATAATTCTGTTGTTTGGCCTAGAAATATAGCTATCAATATGAGTAAATTAAATCCACAAGTTGCAAGTTATTTGCTTAATAATTATGAAATTGGAACAAATATTCCAATGGGTAATAATCAAAGAAAGGAATATTTGGAACAAATAATGAAAAATAAAATTTTACAAGAAAAATTATCAAGAAATGTTGTACAAATGAATGAATCAAAAAAAAATATTATGAAATTGCCAAAAGAAGAAATAGTACAAAAAATAAATCCAAGTAGAAAAGCTTGGAATGATGCTGAAAAGAATCCTGATACAGAAATATTTAATAAAATACAAATACTTACAAGTGGTAAATTTGTACGTGATGCGATAAAGGGAGAAAATCCTTATTATTTTATTGATATTCTAACTAAAGAGAAATTTGTGCCTAGACATGAATTATTAAAACTTAGGATACAAAATGTTACTTATAATTCAGAATCAAAACAACTTTATGACTGTTTATTAAATCAATGGGGTAAAGAAGAAGAACATACAACAAACATAATTAGTATTATTAATAATGAATTTTTAGGTTTTAAAGAAAATGAATACAATTATTTAGATAACAAATCTTATATTCCTAATTATTTACCTGAGAAAAACGATAAAAACATAAAATTTGATGAGAAACATGATACTTTTATGAGAATTGGATTTATGAGTGGATTTAAAACCTTAATAACTGAATTTAATTCAAAAGTACAATATAAAATAGGATTCAATATTGATTTTAAAGAATATATAATAATAGGTACAAAATTTTTTAACACAGATGATTGGATTACTTTTATTAATCAATATTCTTATCCTGAGAAATTTGAAAAGAATTCAGATATTATTAATGCTTCAAAAAAACTAATGAGATTTGAAAAAAATATAGAAAAGTTGCTAGTTGCTTTCAATTCTTTAAAAAAGAAAGATCCAAAAGATAAAAAAATTCCTGCAATATACAAACGGCTAAAACAAGAATTAGTTAAATCAAAAGAGAATTATACAAAAAAACTTTGGAAATTAGTAGGTATTTATATAACATCATATTTATATTCAAGACTAAATATATCTGAAGAAGGAAAACTAAAAATATATTCAAAATTATCTGAAGATTTTAAGAAAGGTGGAACAATACCACCATGGGCTGAAGATATTAGTATATTTAACGAAAAAACTTTAAAAAAGTATTCAAAGACTTTATGGGAATATAACAGTATCAAAGAAAATGAATACAAATATTCTTATGTTAAAAAAATAAAAAAGAATAGTATATTCAAATCGATTAAAACATCTCAATTAATATTATCAAACAATATTAAACCATTAAAATATGAACAACCATTAATTGAAAAATCATCAAAAAAATCTATTCATTTAAATAAGATTGCAAATAATATTGTAAAACCAAAATTATTACAATGGGAATTATATAATTCAAAAAAAATAATTAATGATAATAAATGGTATTTATTGAAAACAGTTGATGAAAATGAAGAAAAGAACTATAAATGTTTATTATCAAATCTTTGCTATATTATTTTACAATCTTCTACATCTAGTATTGATTTTAAATTTCCAAAAAAGTTATCAACATTAAAAGATAAAGGATATGGGGATGTAATGAATAGTTGGCTAAGTGAAATATATGAAATAAGAAATTATATTAAAAACATAGAATTTTCAGATAAACTGATTGAAACAATTCGTCCACATATAATACAATTTCGTGAGTATATACGAATAAATTCTAATAAAAATTCATCAAAACAAAATTGGATCTATTTAATGCAACATTTAATAAATGAACAACCTGAGTCTGAATTGCAATATACAAATTATTTAAATGTATTAGAAAGAGTGTTTAGTTATTATATTGAAAATGTGCAAAAGTTTTGTGGAAATAATCTTAGTATGCAAAAATCAACAGTTGAAAGCATATATGCATCTGCAGCCGAAGATGAGGCAAGTAGTTTTTATAACAAGAATGCGAAAAATAAAGTTGAACAAAAGATAAATAAAGAACAACAAAACAGAAGTCTTGGACTATATGCGAAAGGATTACAAAAACAATTTGATATTAGTACTGTACAAAATGCATATTCAGAAGATTCTGGACCAAATTCATTTACAAGTGAATATGGGCAAAATTTTGATAATGATGATGATCATTATAATGAAGAAATGTAGATTTAGTCATTTCTTGATTTTATATTTTTTAACTTTGAACCTATAAAATGTATATTTACATATATTCTAATCAAAGCGCACATTATAAATCCAATCCATATTTCTTGTAAATTTGACGTTTTATTTATAATTAATGAAAAAAATGCCAATGCTAAAGTGGCGCCACTACCCAATACTTTATACATTCCGAGACCTTGACTAGTACCTTCATTAATACAAGTAAATGTATTAACCGCTTGAAAAAGTGCTCCAATTGGTATAAGCATATTACTATGCATTAATATTTGTGTATCAGAAGTAAAAAATTGTAATATTTTGAAACCAAACAAGTGAATTGTTGCAACTATAGTACTGACTAAAAATCCCCATTTATGAAGTCGTTTTATAACAAAACTCGGATCTTTATATCTAGGAATCAATATTGATGATATTAATCCATAAGAATAACTAAGTATAAAACCGAATTCAAACAATTGTAAATTTAATACGTGTGTTGCAGCTAATTTATCTGTATAATCAATATGCTGAATTTTTCTAGATGCTAATAAAAATACTAAATTTAGAGACACTCCTCTTAATTGAACACTTAATCCTTGTGTTACTATTTTGAAAATTTGATTATATTTAATCAAACCAAAATTAATTATTTTATCTTTGTACAATTTTGAATAAAATAAAATAAATCCAAAAATTTCAGAAATAAGTGTCCCCAAAGCAACTCCTCTTACTCCCATAAATTGCATAAAAATTGGATCTAAAATAGCATTACATAATTGTGAATATACATTAAAACGCATTGGTGTTTTTAAATCTTTTTGACCTCGTAAAATAGCAAATGCCAATGAATTCAATAATGCAAAAATTAATCCTAAACATCTTAATTGGAAATAATGACATGCATACAAATAAGATGGTGATATTTCAGGTATAATTGTTTTAACTAAATATTTAGTATTAAAAAATAAAAACAATGTTATTAAACTACCATAACCACTAACTAAAAATATACTTGTACTAATTGTATTTACCATATTTTCTTTGTCATTAAAGGCATGATATCTTGAAATTAATGGTGTAATTACAGAAGGTGTAAAAGATATCATGCTAAATATTGAATTGAATAATCTATCCCCAGTACCTTGTCCTGCTAACATGGAACCATGATTCAATTTAGATATCCAATAAGTATCAACAGCACCAATAATAGGTGTCATAGCATAGTTTAAGAAAGAAGATTTAGATAAACTAAAAATTTCTTTATCTAATTGAGTTAATTTTAGTTGTTTTCTATATTGTAATGGTAATTTTGGTAATTTCTTAATAATAGATAATTGCTTCATAATGTCTTTCATTATAAAAAGATTTATTATTAAAATGCAATATATACATGCAACTATTGCAAATCAAATTTTTAACAAACTCTTGGTTGAAATTTCATTAACTCATAGTATGTTAAAACTCTTGGTTGAAATTTCATTAACTCATAGTCAGTTACATAATTTATATTCCAATGGCAATCAGCAATAGATTCTCTAATGTCTTGTTGAAATTCATAATTTTTACAATTTACTAATTGTTTTTGTAATTTTCTTATTTTTTTTTGAGTAAAAACACAATAATTATCATATATATTGCATAATTCTCTCAATAAAGAATTATTGCGTATTTCAATTGATTCTTTAATCGGATTAATAATGAATTGATTTATTTCATTTAATACATCATTACCAAATACTTGTTCAAAAACATAAGAATTTTTAATCATTTTACACCTTTAAACATTTAATACTGAATATTGATTTCATATTAGAATGTTACTTCATTTTTTTGTGTTTTTTATTGTGTACATTCTAACATTTTCGATTCAGATAATATCAAAAACCATCTTCCGTTGTCAAATGATTTTAATGGATTAAAATCTAAAGTAGCATTTATGTCTTTTGCCATTGAAACCAAATCTTTTTTTAATTCGGAAACATCAATATCAATATCTATTGTTGGATTATTAATAATTTTTTGTATTATTAGTGTATTTGTTTGATAATTTGGTTCTATAAATATAAAATATGTTGGGACTTTTCTATATGGTATATCAATGTTATCGTTTCTTCTAGGTTTTTTATAATCACGAAATTTAATCATTCTAGCATCATTCATTAAAGGTATCCATCCCATATAAATTAATTTTTCTGGTTGTGCATTCATAAAATATTGTGCTTCGCGTATTTTTTGACAATAAGATGCAAACATTTCTTTAGTTGTTGAATTTGCTTGCGAAAATTTTGCGGTTGTATATGTCGATAATGTATTTAGAATAGGAGTCATATGTTTCAATTCCAGTCTAACAAAAACTTTTGTTGGATAGTTTTTAGTTGATAAATGTAATGAATTAGATGAAAATATAGCATAAATATTCAAAAGTATGTACAATAAAAACTTCATATTGTTTCTTATCATTATTAACAATCAATTAAGCATTTCATTTTTATGTAGTTTACATATTATAGTATTTATTTAACATATATTTATTGTGAATTTGTTTTTTTTGTAATAAGAGATTCGGGTTTTAGATTTTTTCTTCAAATATTCTATTTGATCTTCAATATCTACTATAGTTGGTATAGTTTTTCTATTTTTACCTTGGCGAAGTATTCTTCCAGTAGCTTGAACAACATCTGTTTTTGGTGAAGCAAATATCAAAGAATCTAATGATGAAAGATCAAAACCTTCTGATATCATGTGATATGTTCCTAATATTATTTGTTTTGATTCAGATTCTTTTAATTTTTGTTGAGATAATCCTCCAAAATAAAATCCACATTCCAAACCAAGTTCTTTTGCTTTTAAATCTATTTCTTCTAAATGCTTTCTTCTTTCAGATAAAACTAATATTTTTCTATTTTCTTCAACAAATTTCTGAATCCAATCTAAAATAATTTTCATTCGTTTTGGTGAAATTACTAATGTATTGATTAATTTTGCTAAATTTAACTTGCCATTACCATTGTAAAATGGTACTTGATATTGTGGATCATTTAATTTAACAACATTAACAACTACTTCACCAACATCCATGTTCTGAACACAAACGGTTGGTTTTCCCAAATACCATTCAAACACTTTTCTTAATCCATCCTTCCTATCTAAAGTTGCTGATAATCCTAACATATATTTTGTTGAAATTTTAGGTAAAGCTCTAGAAAAAACTTGAGACGATATATGATGGGCTTCGTCAATTATTGTAAAACCAAACGATTCATATATATTTCTTTCATAATTTTTCATAGCAACACTTTGTAGCATTGCAATAACAACATCATGATTTTCAACTTTAACTTTGTTTTGTTGAATTATTCCGACTTTTGCATTAGGAAGAAATTGGTTAAGTCTTTCTTTCCATTGATTCATTAAAAACTCTTTATGAACTATAATTAATGTTTTCTTTTTCATTTGAGCAATTATATAAATTGCTAATACTGTTTTACCCATTCCACAATGCAAATTTAATATACCTCCCCCGGTTGATTTCAGTTCTTCAATCATTTTAGATGCAATTGGTACTTGAATTTCTTTTAATTGACCATGAAAGTCCTGACATATACTTTCGCCATGATCTAGTTCTTCTAAATAATTTGTACATACTTTTCCAAATTCAGATATCCCATAGAATCTTGGCAAATAGTATTTTGTTTTTGATTCTAAATATACCTTAAATTTTGGTGTTGGCATGTTTGTATAACCTTTAATTGTGAAAGGGCTAACAGTTAAATCTTTTTTTATTTTATTATGTTCTTCGTTTGACAAGCATGATTTTTTTATAGTATACCCTCTTTCAGAAATATATTTATCTGGTTTATTTTCCATGTTATTTATTAATTAAATTATATCATGTTCTGTTTAAATTATAAAAAATACTGGAAGGTCACTAAAACTAAAAATATGATCACTTCTCTACTTCATCCCACAAATCCACTAACTTATCTGCATAAACGACTTCGTTACCAGTCCACCCGGCTAGTATAGCACCTCTATAAGTTGTTTGAGGAATAATAGCATCGTTGTATCCCGCAGTTTGAACCATGAAAACATTTATTTTAGGATTCAATGTTTTACGATAGTCATTGATCAAAGACATTACATCGATGTATTTATTTCCTCTACTTACAGACCTATTCCATTCGTATTTTGTATCCATTTGAGGATCGAAACCATAAAGTTGACCGTGTCCCGCCTGCATATCCGAATAACAGAATAAATGATCATAAGAATAAGCATGTACATCAGCAAATGCTCTTTTGAAGAATATCCAAATACCATTTTCCGTGCCTCCACCAACGGTTTTTCCTAGTTCACTAATTTCTTCATATTGCTTAAGAAACGGTTTGCTCTTGTCTACAACATATTCGTGTAATCTGTCACCAAATACACCTACAACACCTTTTCCAGTACAAGATAAAGCAGTCAATAAAGCAGACAAATTTCCAATGTCAGCGACAGTACGCGTACCATACTGCGATGTGCATGCGCCATGTGCAGATCCACTATTATCACTTAGAACCATCACATCTCCTTTCAAAGACGGAAAATTTTCAATCGACTTTTCTAAACATTCTTCCAAACACTTTTCCATCATTTCGAAATAAATCGCCTTAATAGGCGGTTTTTCTTTTGGAATATAACCCTTCTTCTTCTTTATAGCTTCCCTATCTACAGAGATTGGAGAGCTAGTTAATGTAGAAGCGTTTTTACATTCTTCATAAGCAGAAATATAACGAAATGGAAATTGCTTACCATTCTTTACACCGGATAACAGCATAGAACAATATTGTTTCATATACTCAATACCAGGATTACTTTGAGCAAATCCACGTAAATTTCGAAGAGCCGCCATATGCGGTATGCGACCATTCATGGCATCAAATGTTTCAACCCAAGTTTTGCCTAGTGACCGATGCTTTTCCCAAGTAATTGCGGAGTCCTCCAATGGCAATTTACCATTTTTCATCAAAGGACTCAAAATCTTTGTTGCTTCTATTACCTCCCTTTTAGGATGACTAATACGAGTCATGTCAATAACTGCTTTTGAATATTTACCCGCGTGGTATTCAGTCAGTTCACCCAATCGATCTTCAAATGCACGTTTCATGAAACTAGGAAACTTACTTTTACTACCATGTAATGATTTCCATGCATCTAAAATAGACTTCATATCCCCCGGTAAAGGACAACACTTCTTAACAATTTCACGAAAAGCTCTTGGGTTCGTTTTGTTGTACTCTATACGTCCAGGATGAGACGCGGCAATAGCTAAAAGTTGTGCCGGAGCTTTACGCATAAAGAATTCATTTCTTGCTCTATCTGCTTCTAGCAAAGTTGCACCAAAATCATAGTCAAGAGCAAGATTCGTCGCCTCAAAGAAAGCTTTTTGTCTAGACATTAAACTATATTTCGGAAACATAACATTATCTCCGAGTTGTTCTAATGTATTTTCAAGATGTTTGACTTTTGGTGCTTCATCTTTCGCAGGCATATAATAAGATGGTTCACCAAGGAACTGAGAGCAAAGTGGAAGTCTAAGAGCTTGAATGGGGCTAAACAATTCGTAGCATTCACCACCCATGAAATTGCGGTGCGCGTGCGCGTCGGAAGCGGCAGTAGCGGATCCGGTGGCCTGGTGTCGCTGGCCTCTGGGCGCAGCGCCGGCGCGAGCGGGGGGTGCCTGTCGGCGGAAAGTGGCGATGAAATTCTTATGAGAAGACATAGTGATATATAAACAGATGTGTTACGTTTATATTGTTTAAAATTTTGATGAATTATAAGGTTCATTTTTTTATAAAAAATAATTTTTACACCTTTGAACATTTAAAACGCATAGTAAAATTATTTAATTAAAAATAAATTATCATTTTTAACACTAAATTTATTAGAAAATTTAATATAATTTTTATAAGAAAGATTATACAATTCCTGTGGCGACTTTGATATTAAATTATAAAAAGTTTTTTCTATATCTATTAAACTATCGCAAAAATAAACCATATCTTCAAGCAATTCTTCATCTATTTTATCACAACGTTCTGATATTACCAAACATTTATGAGAAAGTAATTTACATATTCGGCAAAATGGTACCAAAGAATTACCACTTTTAGTTATATTTAAGAAAATGTTAGTATTCCTTACCATATACATATTATATGTATTTTCAGTAAATAAATTATTTCTATGTTCAAAATAGCTTTTACTTCTAAAAAAATTTCTTACATTAGGAGACCTAAAACCTAGATTTCCTAAAAAAGACAATTTAATGTTATCTTTTTTTTTTAAATAATTAACGAATGATTTTGTTTCTTGTTTAAGTATAGGAACAAATCTAATTTTTTGTTGATCACAGAATTTTTGTTGTGATATAAACAATGATTTTGAGTATAAATATATCTCATCACAATATTGTGCTATATTTCCTTGAACTACTTTCGGTTCGGTCCAATAAAAAATTATATATAAATTTTTATTCTTAAAATTTTTAAAATCATTTTCCGTAAAATGACATCCAATTACAATAATTATATCATTTGCATTAAAATCTACATTTTCCCAATTTTTGTACAAAAATTTTGACATAGGTGCGAGCTGCAATATAGTATTTACAAATGATTCGTACATAAATAATAAATTACATTGACTGTTGTAACCAGGTTTTTCTTTTTGAACTATATATATATTATTATTGTTCGTTTTCAAATTTTCTAAATATTTACTACCTGAAAAAAACATATTTTATACTAACAGTGTATATTTCAATGAATCTTTCAAATTAATTTTTGATTAGACATATATAATATGCATTTTAAATGTTCAAAGATATAACATTTATTAAAAGCCAAAAAAATGAACACACATTTGATATAAAGTATATACAAGAACTAAAATAAACTAAAGAAAAATGTGAAATCTATATAAAGATAACTAATTAATTTAAATTAAGAAGCGGTATATTCTGATACATCATATCAAATATAAAATATACAATTTTATTTATAATAAAATCATCAGAATATTACAAACTCTTACCAGTCTATTTTAAAGTAACTCTCTTAAAAAACCATAATAAAAAAACTCGTGCTACCTCGAAGCTGTTATTTTGGTTACATCAATATAAATATAAATATAAATCACTTTAAGAGAAGCGGTTAAAATAGATACATCATACAATTATACAAATATATAAAACTTTATTAGAAAAGAGAAGCGGATATTGGGGTTACATCAAAATAATTATTTTAAAAATCATCGATTTAATCCTAGCTAGATTAAATCAAATACCCCAACCCCAATATAAAAACTCTCGGCTATCCCTCTTTTTTTTATGCATAAATTATGTATAAAATTATTATTTAACAATATTGATCATTTATTATGTCAAAAGTTTTTTTCAACATTTTGCATTGAAAAATATATTGTTCATTAGAAATATTGATTTTGTTGCTATCTATTGCTTCTAAACATTTAAAAAGTTTATTTTTACAGTTTTTTGCATTTTCTAATATGATGTGTTTGTTTAATTCGTTATAATATTGGAATATTATTTTTGAATATTTTGATAAATCATGTATTGTGTTTAAATTTTTTAAATCAATTTTAGTATTGAATAAATCACTACAAACGAAATGATGTAATGATTTTTTGAATATATCAATAGAAGAAGGATGTTTTTTGTATAATAAAGCAAATAACTCTGTTTCTAATTCTAATAAATTTTTATAAACAACAATATTTTTCTGAAGATTTGCATATTCTATCAAAAATTCAGATTTTTTTTGATTATAGTTTGATTTTGGTAAATCTTTAATACTATTCAAAAATTGTGAAATATCATTCAGTTCCATTATTATTATTATTAATGATTGATTTAACTTAGTTTCAAAAAAATGAATATATAAGTTTGTGTAATATAGATTAAAACATTAAGCCATGACAAATATTATTACTAGGAATAGTTCAAAACGTAAAGCTGAAGAAGAATTGTTTAGAGAAAAATTGAAAACTTTGAAAACCGAATCAGTATCGAATTATAATTCGACGCTGCTTTGTTATAATGATTTTGTTAAGATTTGGAATAAAAGAGAAGACTATTATTATTTAAAAAATTCTATTCGGAACAGAAGTACTTTTACTGTGAAAAAATTGAAAGAGATTTTAAGGTCCATGGGAGAAGTGTTGGTTGGCAAAAAAATTGATTTAATTAAAAGAGTTGAAAAAAATTATGAAAACACAACAAAACTTGCGAAATCAGATGCTAACAAAACAATTAACGATTTTAAAAAGAAATTATTAAAATTTCAAGACTTTATTGATGATAATAGAGTAAATATGACCGATGCGCTATTAATACAAGAATGTAATGAATTAACAAAATTTTATAGAGATGTTACAAAATATCAAAATATTATGAATAAATGCCTTCTTTTAGATGAATTAGAGCAATCAAATAATTCACAACAAAATAATTCTGTTAGAAGTTCATCTGATTCTGAAGATAATATGCCTCCACTAGAAGAACAAAATGAATCAGTTGAAAATAATGATAATAGAATTTTGGTGTTTGATCATATTATTAGAATAGCTTTGCCACATAATCGTTCTAATGGTGGTGAAAATAACAGTGATTTACAGCAACAAGAAGTAAGGGATTATGCTAGAAGAATAGCCGAAGCTCAGATTCGTGTTGAAAGACAAAGATTAAATATTAGAAATGTTATAAATAGAATACAACATTTTGCAGTTGAAAACAATATTATAACAAATGATGAAACGATTACATTAGAACGTTTAGAAAGCAGATCTCATGTTGGATTATCAAATTGGCTAATTGATGAAGAAAATATACCTTCTGATTTAAGGCAATTACATTTTCTAATGGAAGAATTTAACGATGAAAGATCTTATTTAACAATTTTAACGAATGAAAGAAATAATTTAATATTAGAATCATCAAGGAATGTAATTAATCAAACAGAATTTAGAACAGCAAATGAACTGGTTCAACAACAAATATATCCTAATGAATTATCTGAATTTGTAATTCCAGATTCAATTAATGATGAAAATGTATTACAAAGAATTGAACAAGCAAATATTAGAGTAATTAATACATTTAATTTGTTAACACAACTTCGGAATAGAATATATGAATATGCTGTTTCAAATAATATTTTACAACCTAATGAAGAATTAAACAGATATGATCTTATGCCTCCTGGATTAGCTGGGATGCCTAACCATCGTGCAATGCAAATTTGGTTAAACCAATCTAGAAGAGGTGAATTTGATGATGAAGGTAGACTTGAATTTATGTTAGATCAATATTATGAAAATGAAGATACTCTTGAAGATTTTATATATGAAAGAAATCAGATAATGAGCGATGATTTAGTACTAAATAATGAAAATGTTGATCTCAACAATTAAAAATTTAACCTATGATTTTATAACAAAACAAAAAGTAATAATATTATGAATACAAGATTGGTTAATAATTTACCTTTTGAAATGAAACTAAACATATTAAAGTATTATCCAATTGTTGAAAAAAGAAGAGAACATATAAATATTGGTATCAGAAACATATATAAAATAAAAAAATTGATAACAGTTTACAGTATTTACCACTATAATATGCCATATGAGCAAGAATTATTCAAAAAAAATTATTTTGATGAACTTTCAGCATCTTGGGTATATTCCGATTTATGTTTCTTTTTAAACAATTTTATACCACTCAGATATAAAATAAGTGATTTGTTATTAGAATTTTTTTCTAGATTACCTTATCCTTATAATGAAATTGATTCTTTGGTAAAATTATCGTTTTTGGAAGATAAGTATTATAGCGATAAATATTTGCTTATATTATTTGCAAGTTATATGAATGAAAATGAAATGAAATATTTTATGGATTATATTGATAACATATACAACATGAGTTATATTACAAAAAATATAGATATATTTAATAAGTAATGGAATCTAATAATTCAGATCTTGAAAATACAAATGATAGTGATGAAAATATTATTCAAGATTATGAATCGACTATTGATCCTCAAGTAAATGGACAACAATCCGAAGATGCAGAAGAATCTGAAGCGGATCAAGAGGAGGTATATTTAGAAGAACTAGAACGGACTCGACAAAATGCAAGACTAATGCAAGATAGAGCACAGGCTGCTCAAGCTGCTGCTGTTGCAGAATTGGAACAATTGAATCTGAATAGTGAAGGAAACGAATCAGAAAATGAAAATAATGATAATGGGTCAACTAGTACTAATTCGTTTGAAGACGAAAGATATTTTGTAGAACCAGTACAAGATCAATCGCTTGAATCAACGCTATATCAACATCCTGTACCTGATTCAGAAACTGCTACACCACCAATTACACCAGCACACCAATATAGGCAACTTTCACCAACACAAGTCCAGGAAAACGATAGTCCATTACCTGAAACGAGAGAAACATCCTGGCATTTTAGAGCGCCACCACCATCACGCAATGAAACACCTGTGCGGAGTCCCATTATAGAACCTAGGACACCTGATCAACCTTCTCGTTATCGGAATATATTCAATTCGCCTACACCACCAATAGATCAAACACCTGATCGTGGTGATTTTCATTCTTATTCACCGCCGCCGCCACCACCAGTAAGATCAAATAGAGGAAATACTTCTGATTCGGATAGTGATTTTAATGATTTAAATAATACAATAGGATTTCGTGCTGCTCGAGGAATAGGAAACATTATGGCACCAATACCTTCACATAGTTCTCAACAAACGTTTAGTACTCAAAACAGAACAGAATCGGTTGGTTCTTTAGGTTCACTGTCTAGTGTACACAATGTTGCTCCTTTAGGTAATTCAAATAGTAGACCATCGTCACCAGCGTCAATTAATAATTTTTTTGGATCAACAGATACAATTAATCCGATTATTACTCCAAATAGTCAGATGATTAATCCGACTTTGGATTCTGATGATTCGAATGATACAAAAATATCAAAAAAAAATAAATTATTAGAACTACAATCAAATAGTGATTGTAATATTATTGGTATTTATTCTATGAAAAAATATGAATCAGACGAAGAAGATACTGATGATTTTATTAACGTAAAAGATATTAATGGTATCAATATACACACTTCTAAAATGGAATATCAACATACGACACTTGGTAGTTATAGTGATGGTGTTGATGAGACTGTAGACTTTGCGCATAATTTGTTCAGTGGCTTTGATTTTTCAAAATGTGGAAATAACATATTAATATATGGTACTAATAGGCAACATATTTTTGAACTGAGTTCTAGAGGAGATTCGCCACTAGTATCTAATTGGGTATATAATAATTTAGAAACTAGATTTAAGGGAAAACATGAAACTTCAAAAGATCTTATTTTAACAAAAAGTTTATACGGAACCAATAATGATGATGAAAATATAATAGTATCTTTGTATAGGAAAAGAGATATTTTAGCAAGCAATAAAGATGATAACGATTGGATTTTTATTGCAAATGAAACAAATCTTTTAAATGACTCTTTTAAAAATGATTATGGTTTAATTAATGTTTGGTCTAATAAAATAAGTCTAAATTTTTTTGGATGTGAAACCTTTACATTGTCTAGAAAAACAAATTATTATAATAAAAACTTACAAATTATTGTTTATTCTAGGGAAGGTCACATACAAATATATGAAGTTGTAAAAACAGGATCTATAATTGTTAATTATGGAACATATTATACTGTTATATATCAAGATATAACGAATTATGTCGGGAACTTTGCATTTGAACGTTTTGAAATACCGCAATTTTCGTTTAATTTTGATAATACTAAAATTTCATTGTGTAGAAAGCTTGAAACACAAATGCATAGAATACAAACAATCATTGATCCACCTAAGTCTGGTCAAGGCCAATGTTCTGGCATGGAATTATTTTACAAAGGACATGACGGGTATGAATCATTGTCTGATAGAATTACTGAATTTAGTGATGGTAATAATATATATCCTATACAAAATATAAAAAGTGCATCATTTTCTCCTCATCATCCCGATTTGTTGTTAATAACAACAGGCACTTTTATATATGACAATGGTCCTCCTTCAGATCATAATCTTATAGTTTATGGTTCTGTTTATATTTTAGATATATCAAATTTGCAAGATTATGCGAAGGGTCTTTTTGCAAAATGGTCTTGGCCTAAACGTATACCCACAAATCCAGAAGTTGCGGGTATAAGTAATTCAAGTTACATAATTAATAGTGCTGACTTTTGTCAATCAAATTATTACAATTCTACAACTTTTTTTATGAATTGGATGGGGGCGGCGAATTCAAGACAATATGTTGAAATATATAAATATAGTAATTTTGACCAAGTTTCACAAATAAAATTTATAACTCTAGAAAATGATAATATTATTTATGATATTCAATTAAAGCCTCCAAAACGCTTGACTTATGTGCCAAATAGATTTAATAATAAAGAAAAAAATGATATTGATGAATTTTTTAATAAAATTCATAAGAAACTAAAAAATAATAGAGAAAGTGATGAATTAATGATACCTACTATAAATCCTGAATACTTGTTTTGTGGTATAGAAGAAGATAAATCTACAACAAAAATGATTAAACATTTGATATCATTTGCAAATAAACATCATGGTATAATAACAGGTGATTTTGCTTTGTTATATGCTGAATTGTCTATGGGTATGGATATTAGAAAAACGATACCTACAAATGAAGAAAAAGTAAAACAAAGATTAAGATATCCTTCGAATATGCAAATTATTTTTAATATTCCAAGAAAATTTAATCATGAAACTTCAATTCACGATAACAATATGGAAGCTATTATTGCAGAATTCAATATATTCTTTGGTAAATTTCAAAAAATGTTTGCAAGTACAACGAGTGGTTTAGAAGATTTTTCAGAATGTTTATATTATGATTTTTATATTCATTATTCACTTAATCAAAGTGTCGGACCAGGATTAGATTTCTTAGGACATAAATGTATGAAAAAAACATATATTAACACAAATTTAGCAAATGATGGTCAACTTAATGAAGGATATTATTATAATTTAAATGTTAGAAATAACACATTAAGTTTAGTTATTAAAACAGTGGAATTGATTTTTATTTATGGAGTTGAAAATAATGATATACAAGATTTAATCAGATATATGTATGCATATAGTGCAAATCATTGTTATTTGAAAACAAATAAAAAAGATAAAAAATTATTTGTTCATTTTTTGGATAATAATGTTAAAAATAATATTAAACAAAGACTATTGAAACATACTGAATATTCAATATATGATAGCAATAGTCCAATATCTACACAATATCCGTATAACTATTTTTTATCAAATATTGATAAATCTTATGAATTTATATTAAAAGGATATTTGCCGAATAATTGGAAAAATTTTGTTTTAAAACAGAAACAAAATATGTTTGAAAGTATTTGTTTGACATATAAAACCTGTGCTTTAGAAATTCAAATAGAAGATTTAAAAGTAAATTTAGATGAAATTAAAGAATATTCTAATAAATATAATTTATTTTATACTGAAAAACCGGCAAAAAAAAGCAAGATGAAACATTGTATTTATTCAACAAAAGATAACAATTATTTGAGGAATTTAGGAGTTGGAGATATAGTAAAAATTGAATATTGGGTGGAAGAAAATGGTGATAACATACAAACTTTTCCATATAAAAGACCAACAATATTTGAAAATAATAGAAATTGGAAAAGTTCAAATTTACCAGGATTTGTATCTATATATCGTATTTCATTAAATGAAAATAAAAGAAATAAATATTTTAATAAACTGCAAAAATTCAGTGAAAATATGAAATTAATGGGTAAAAGCGGAACTATTTTGGGAAAAGAAAATAGCGGTGTTTTATTGTATCAATCATATTTTTGGGAAGAGCTTTGTAATATTTTAGATTCAAGTGAACGAATTATTCCTATGTATTATAGAGAATATTCTGGAATGACAATTGAATCATTTCTTAGAAAATCAAGAGATCATCATAATGCAGGTCAATTATTAAAATTACTTGAAGAAAATGCTGTACATAATATAAATGATAGATCAAACGAATCATCAATAAATAGCAATGAATACAATAGTGCTGAATCTAAAGAAGATATAGGTGTTGCTGAATCTAAAGAAGATATAGGTGTTGCTGAATCTAAAGAAGATATAGGTGTTGCTGAATCTAAGAAAGATGAAAAAGAAGAGACTATTTTAATAGAAGAAAAATCTGAAAATATAATAAAAAACAAAAGTGAAAATTCACTTGCTAGTTTTGGGACTGAATCATATGGTACTGATGAAGAACTTGCTGCTATTAGTAAAAACATGGGTTATAGAGAACCAATAAAAAGTATTTTAAAAAAAAATATTAATAAACAAATTGATATAACTGAAATATCTGATTTTTTGATAAATTATAGAGAAATTGTTAATCATATTGTTGCAATTAATGAAAGACTTGTTGACGATCGTCTTACTGTGCTTCCTGGTGTAAATGAAAATTATAGAAGAATTATTTGTAATGAGATGATCAGTTCATGGTTGAAACCATATGATGTATGTTATACTGCAAATAAATTACTTACTGCAAATGAAATTATAACCCACAATAGACAATTTGAAACAAGCAATATAGCACAAACAGGTAGAGATCATAATCATAATTTCAAATTAAAAGGACAACAATTATTTAAAACAAAAATAAGGATTTGGAAGTCGAATTATAAAAATAAAGAACTTATTGAAGAATATAAAAATAACAATTGGATACTAACATGGTCTGACAGAGGAGAATATATTCAACTTGATGAATATTATAGAGATATTTTAGGAATGCAAAAATATCAAGCTTTGCATCAATTTGCTTGTACATGGGACTCTTTTGTAACTGGAATACATTGGGATATTATGGTAATGAATCCTGACGATGGAAGATATGTAAAAGAATTTTTTGTAGAATATAATTTCGGAATACAAGTCGGTGAATCTGAAGAATCAAAACGTGAACGCGCAGCGAGTCCAACTTTTCAATCACATGCAGATCTTATTGACTGGGGAGGAATATCTAAAACATTTTTTTCAGATATATGTCAAGAATTTAAATCTCAAATCAAAAATAATTCATTTTTTACAAAACATATAGTTGATTTAGAAGAAGATAATATTGACAAAATCTCACTATCCTCAAAAATTATATATGAAAGAAGAACCTTTTTTCAATTACCATTATGGAAAAGACTACTTTTTATAATGATTTTGGCGAGCGTAAATGATTGTAGTAAATATTTGAACATAGACGATGAGTTATTGAATTTAGTTTTTGTTAACGACTTTAATAAAAATAAAGATGGTAAAGATAAAACTAAAAATACTATACCAATTATAAAACTCATTTGTGGGTCTGGACTAGTTTCTTATCCTTATACATTTAAAACAAAAGAAACAACTAAACCAAATATTGATCATAATTTGAAAATATTATGTCGTTTCCTTAAAAGTGAAACAGAATGTGATTTTATTGAAAAATTGACAGATGAAATGGCTGAAAAAGATAATTTACCTAAATATAATGAATTTTTTAGTGATAATATATTTCTTAATTCTGGTGAATCTGATATTGATAATTTTACAATATTATTAAGAAATTTTTTAAATATTTTATATGTACCAACTAATCAACCACCTTCAATAAGAATGTCACCTATATCATTACCAATATCTGAATCTTTGCCATATAATGGAGATTTACAAGCTGCGATGAAAGCTCAAGATAGAGATGCTATTCGTAAAATAATGAATGTTAGGAATAAATCTCCTTCGCCACAACCCACAATTGATATTCAAGATAGTGAAAATGCGGCCATTGCAGCATATAATGCCAGTCAAGATAATTACAAAAGAATATATGTTGATAACGTTATTAGCAAGTTTATAGGTTTTAGAAGAGATTTAAATTTTTATTTATTGTATTACAATCCCAAATTTTGCTATGATGATATTTTATCTACATATGAATCATTAGATACAAGATTTTATCTTAATATTTGTCAATTTATACATTTAGTAAAATTGAATAGTGAAAATGTTAGAAAGACTATTTTGGTCCAATTAGAAAGAGCAAGTAAAGAAGAATATAGATTAGCGGAATCACAAATGAATAATATATCATTGGATGTAATTGAACAAATACATAAATATTTACAATCAATGCTTATAAGATATGTGGAACAAATTTCTATTGATGTAAATCAACAACCACCATATTTAGAAGATTTTATCAATTATTATAGTGGTACTAGTTCATTGCCAAATAATATAGTCTTTAATATTGAATATAAAAATAGTGAAGAAATAGGTGGATTTAATTTGCCTGTATCTCATAGTTGTTTGAATTTAATAACATTTACATTAAATTATAATACACAAATTAGTTTCAAAGAAATGCTACCAAGTTATGAATTATTTAAGTCTAAATTAGATGAGGCAATAATGCTAACTAAAATGAGTGGTGATTTTTTGATTGATAATGAATCTGATAATACTTCGACTGTTGAATCAACAACACCACAAATAGTAGCGGAACAAAGATTGAATGGTGGTTCAAGAAATTGGTTTTTTAATTTATTTACATAATATAATGCTAGAACCAACACAAAACGAAAAACACATAAATTTAATAAAATTAATTAATGAAAATGATATAGATGGAATTAAAAATCTAATAAATTCTGGTATTGATCTTAATGATGTGTCATTTGATAGTCCTATTCATATTGCAACTGAAAAAGGTAATCCTAAAATTGTAGAAATGTTGATTATTGCAGGAGCAGATGTAGAAGCTATAAATGATTTTGGTCAAAGACCAATACACATTTTATCAGAAAATGGTAATATTGATTTATTGAATTTATTACTAAATTATGCATATATTGATTCAAGAGAAGGACACGGAATAGGAAGTAAAGGTAATACTGCATTACATTATGCAGTACAACACAATAGTCAAAATATGACTCAGCTTTTAATTGGTGCTGGTGCAACAATAAATATTAAAAATAATTTTAGAGAAACACCATTGCATAGTGCAGTATTGAATAATTCATTAGAAAATGTTAAACTTTTATTAAGATATGCAAGTGATGAATTGATTTACGAAGAAAATATTAATAATCAAACAGCAATTGATTTAGCAAAGGATGTTAACATTAAAATATTTAATTTATTGAATAGATATGTAAAATCATTATCTTTAAGTGCGTTGAGATCAAAATATTCAATGAATGATGATGTTGTTGGTGTAGTCAATAAATTTATGGGTGGCGGAACTAAAAGAAGTCAAATAGTTAGAAAAAGAATAGAAAATTTAATGAATTATCAACCAATAAATAAAGAAAATAAGAATTTAAGAAAAATAGTTGGAGGAGGTTATAAAGATAGTGATAATATTGAAAATGAATCAACAGAACTATATGATAGCGATGAAGCAACAGAACCATATGATAGTGATGAAGCAACAGAAAAAATGGATTATAGTGATGATGATTATGATGATGATGATAATACTATTATGATGGAAAATGATTATAATTTTAATGAAAATGATTTTTATAAAAGTTCTAATCATTCTGATAAAGAAAAACTAATTTATTCGGTAAATACAGGAAATTTAGATATGATGATACATTTAATTGGAATTCTTGGAGAAAATAGTAATAAAGATATATTCGATGTGTATACATATGCTTTATTGAGAAAATCAGCACATGAAAGAGGATATATAGAAATGGTAAAGTATTTAGATGATGCTTATAATTATATTTTAAGAAAACCGAGATACTCTAAAAAAAATAAATATTCTAAAAAAAATAAATATTATAAAACATTCACTTAAATGTTTCTTAACATATTAATATACGATTCACATGTTTCTATATAATTTTTAATAATCAACGATTCTGATTTTTCATATGTGAAACATATATCCACTCCATATTTTTCTTTAATATAATCTGGTGTCCCGAAAAAATCGCAAAATTTATCATAATCATTGGAGTTTTCTTTATTTGAAAATGAAATCCAAAATAAATGTGCAGAATTATTCAAAAAATTTATTGTTATATCATTAAACTGATTAATATTTATCATTGAATTATCTTTCAAAAGATTGTTATTATTTGTAATATTTTTTACAGATTCTTCTACATAGTGAAACTGTCCTTTCAAAAATACTATTAAATCTATAAGATTTACAAAACCAATATTTTTTTCATCAAATATATTGAAAAGTTTATAGTTAATATCTAATAATTGATTTTGAACATTAATTTTTTCTATTGAATCCATTCTAAATATGGATATTGAATTTATTAACAAAACCCATAAATTAAAAAAATAGAAGTAACATTATATTTTATTCAAACTTCATCTCTATTTAAAAGAGGAGGAAGATCATCAACTTCATCTCTATCTAAAAGAGGAGGAAGATCATCTAATTCATCTTCTTCAGTCTCATTTGAATAAGGGATGGGTTGATCTTGTAGAGAATTTTCTACAGCCTTTATTATATCTGCCTTTTCTTGTTCAGATATATCAGATGTTAATCCGATTTCGAGAGCTTGTTCATTAGATGTGTCATCGTTATCATCAGATGCTTCTCCTTCGAGTAAAGGTTCGTTTTCTAATGCCTCTAACGCCTCCTTTGCAACCCTCTCAGCAACTATTCTATCTAACTTAGATACCAGGGCAGCTCGAGCCGCGGCTGCAGCATTAGCATTATCCATCTCTATCTGTGCTGCTATTAAATTAGAATGCACGAGTGCCTTATTTACAGCGGCTTCAGCCCTTACTCTATCCAATTCAGCAATCATGGCATTTCTCACCGCTTCTGAAGCCAATGTCCTGTCTTCCAATGCCAATGCCTTTTGTTCTTCGTCATCTTGTTCTATTTCTTTTCCGTTAATTCTATCAAGCATCTGTTTTCCACTATATGATATACCATCTCTAATATCTTTTATCGGAGCACTCTCTCTTTGACGCTTTTCTTCACTATTTTTCATTTTTAAAATAGCTTTCTCAAGTTTTTCTAAATATTTCTTTTTCGAGTTATTAATTTCATCTAAAGCATTGTCTACATCGTCATCACTATGAAAATCTGGTGTATTTTGTAATTTTTTTGATATTTCTTTCATTTGTTTTCCATATTTCAAATATGCTTTTACTAATTTATATCTTTGATGTCCATCAATACTAGTTGTCATATCTCCCATAGCAACAGCATCGTAACTCGCAAAATGTAAATCTCTATATACATAGAGTAATGTTAACAAAAGATTACTAAGTTGGTGATTATGTATTGATAGTCTTGTTATTAAATATTCCGTAACTCCCTTTTCTATAAATTCTTTCCTTGTAAATAAATAATCTATAAAACAAATTATACCCATTGTATAAAATCTTGCTTTTTCAAAAAAAGCCAAATTGTTCTCTATTAAAGTAGCATTTTCACGAGTAGAGGTATTAGAAATATTAGCTATTATTTGTACTAATTCTAATATCATAACATGCTGCCAGCGCTCCCGAGCGCTGCGGCGACGAGTCCTGTCACCGCGCAGTAGGCCAAAGGTTTCGTGGTCATCCATTAAATATTTTTTCAAATGTTTTTGTAATGGATTATCTTGTACAATATTTCTATATCTTTCCACTACCATTTCGTAATTGTCAGCATCGATAAGCAATGCATGTCCCTCATATTTTAATAATCCGTAAAATCCCAATAATAATAAGTCCAATATGCTTAAACCCGTTTTTTCATTTTGATTAGATATAAATTTGTTAAATTCACCCCTTTCACCAAAATCATTACGCATATTAAGAGGTAATATTCCCATTGAAACCATTTGAATATTGCCAGTGTTAGTATCGAGACGCTGTACATAGTTATTTTCTTTGGATAATTCTAATAATAGATTTATATTTACCCAAACATCTATTATGTCGAATCCATATCTATTTATTTCCAAAAAGAGTCCATCCATATCTTGCTCAGCAATTGCTTGTAATATTCTCCAGTCACCTCCACTAGCTATTTGGCTAATGTATTCCGCTGCGTTAGGCATTATTCTAGACAGACTATCAAAAGAAGAACGATTTTTATCTTTTTTTTCTTTTTTATCTTTTGACTTTTTGGGATTTTTACTTTTTTTACCCCCACCTTTTAGACAATAATCAATATATTCATTATTTGGATTTCCTCCAGTTAAGTTCTCATTATCATCTTCCGATGATGAATTGGGCGCTTCTGCATTCTGGGATTCTAATCTGTGGAGCTGGGCCTCCTCCAACATTTTACGAGCTTTGATGAGTTTGAGGCGGTGCTCCTCGGGCACGCTGTCCAGCAGTTCCTGAAAATCAGCGTCCGTGTAGTTGCCGACCCGGGCGTGGAGCTCCGCCTCGAGTCGGGCCGACTTGGCATTGGCCTCGGCATACGCGCTCCGAAACCTGGCTGATTGGTCGCGCATGGCATCGAGCGCTTCTGCCAGGTTTGGCAATATGTCTTCCTCAGAGCTAGCAGAGATCATGATAGGCGGCATGCGTGATTCTCTCTTGGATTCTTCCACACCCAATTTATCATCTTCACTATCACTATCACTATCACTGTCAATATTTCTTAATTTCCATGATGGAATATCTGAATCTGAATCAACATGTATCCAATCAGTAAAATATGCATCTTTTTGTATTTCTTGGGTTCTTGCTTCATCTATAATTTCGTTTAAATAATCACTATTTGTAGCGGTTTCTTTAATAAGTTCATCAACAATTGGTGAAATAGTTGATTCAATAGCCTCATCATCCTGTTCTTTTAACTGGTCTAGTTTAAGATAATTATCAATTTCTTCATCAGATAGTTCTATTATATCTTTGAAAGTATATCCTTCAGGAGTATCCCCCTCTAGTCTCTTTTTTTCTTCTTCTAATAATTTTTCTAAAACAATAGGAGATTTTTTATGTACATCTAATATTCTCCAAGGTGATAATTGTGATGGTGTGTACTTATTTTTATCACTTGGTAATTCAAGTATTCCTTTGAGAATGCTTGTTATATAATCGGTTTGTTCAATTTGTCCTTTTAAAAAACTTTTTTGTGGTATATCATCAATATTTTCAGGTTTGTATATTTCAAGAAACATTTCCAGCTCATAAAGTCTTTTCTCACGAAAAAATTTATTTTTTGGTAATAATATACTAAACAAATCTATCAAATCATTAACTAATTTGAATTCTGTATTATTGAGATCTTTTCCGTCATTATCTTTATAGATTTTTGAGCCTAACGGGGGAATCGCGTGTCTTTCTGATGGATGAAAGCGCCAACCTACTCGTACTAAATAATTTCGAAAACGATTATAAGTTTTCTTAATATCATCATATTTTTTCCACATTTCAATACTATGATTAGATGGAAAAAGAGCAATCCAAATATTTATAATTTCTTCCGCAAGATTATTGATTTGTCGTTTACTATACGCTTCCGCACTTAATATTATGTTTACTGCATTATTCAATGTATCTAAAGTATTTGGTCCTATTTCATTATATATGGGTTTATTTTGTGTAATATAATTAAAAGATTCAAGTATATTTACTAATTGTTGTAATGTTTGTTCATCTTTTGCCCAATCTACAGCATAAATTATAACGCCTTTGTTTTCTGGGTGTTCTATTTTAGTAGGTTTTCCATCTGGTGGTCTAAGACTAGCCTTTAAAACCTCTTTGTAAATATTTCCACCATTTTCCCCTGTCCAGTCTTTTGGTAATCTATTTACAAAAAATTTTAGTATTTCTATTACTGTTCGTTTATCATTAAGATCGAGTTCGAGCGGAATTCGCGGCGCCATCGCCTTTGTCCGCGCGTCCAGCCGCCGCTCGCGCTCGCTAACGGCATCTTCGCGGCGCTTAATCAGCGCCTCACGCCTATCAAGGGGATTCGAGACATCCTGGGTAGCATCTTCAGGTTCTTTCTTTTCAGAATTGTCATTTATACTCTCATTTCCGAAGGTGCTTGTCAACATAGAAGTTTTATTTCGCAACATCAAATTTTCTATTATTTCTCCTTCTCTCATTTCTCCCTTTAGTTTAAACAATTCTTTTCCTTCGTTTGTGTGTATTGTTACCATTTCTCCGATTAATTCTTTGTGTCGATTTAATACTTGATTTAATTTTTTACCTCTATTTTCATCTTCAAGTACATTATTCAATATTCGAATGCTTTCTCCATATTCGTCAGTTGCATTATTCATCATATTATAATATTCATCAAACCCTTTCAGTTGCGCCACTTTCTTATTTAATTTCCATAAAGATTCTGAAATATAATTTGGTAATGTATCTGGCATCCCATCCATTTTGACGGATTTGAATGCGTCAATCACATCGAGATTTTTTATAGCTAGTGTTGCACATGAATGCATCCCATCTTTCCATGCAGTAGTACCAGTCTCCGATTTGACCACGTCGCCGCGCAGCTGTGCCTCGGGCGCCTTCTCGATTGCCTCGGCGAGGGACTCGCCCAATTTGATTTTGATGTTTTTTAAAGTCTGTTCAATAAATCGAATCATATTTTTCAATGAGTCATCTCCCTTGTCTATTTCGTCAAGCGCATCGAAAATATTCTCCGGCGGGCGCGAAGCCGAGCGCCAGCGGCGCGCAAGGTGTAAAGGGAGGCCGCGCAAATGTCTTGTGGTGCGCTTCTCGATCTCAAGAGAAGCGGCTTTGAAGAAGCTACTGAAGAACTTATTAAATTCACTCGTAAATTTATAGTGAATTTCTTTCTGTAATTTCAATAAATGTAAATCTACTAGTTCCTTTTTTATTTTAGATATACTATTTTTCATAGCTTCATTTTCTTTTATCTTGTCTGGAAAATAGCGAATTTGTATATTTTCAAATTTTTTTGTATCAACATTTTCAATGGCAAATGGCATATATTTTATTGCATTTAGAAGTTCTTCAGTTTCGGATATTGAAAACTTACCATTTTTTAACATTTTTCTGACAATATTTTCTTTGTATTTTTCACCATTGTTGCTTTGAAGAATAAAAGATAGTTTTTCTTTTTCATTATCATTTTGTACTTGAATGATTTTAATTTGCAAATTATGATCAAATTCTTTAGACTTGTTGGGTTTACGCTTACTTTTTTTACCACCTCCACTTTTGGTAGAGTCGGTATTTGTTGTATATTCAGTTTGATCCATTCCTCTAAGTACAAGGCGCGCCTCTTCTGCAGCTTCAATACCGCGCGCGTCTTCATATACTTCTTGATTTTCTCTATTTATATCTTCTGTTTCTTTTTCTTCAATGGGTGATGGACTATTAGTTTCATTATCTTTTTTCATTGATAATAGAAGTGCTGCTCCATATTCAGTATCATCTAAATCAATGTCTGAATCTAGTTGTGTTCCTTCTGGAATATCTTCTTTATTTAATTTCCTATTTTCTGTTTTCCAAGATATTACATTTGGTATCCTTTGTAAATTTGTTTCATAATCGGGATTTGGTGTATCTAAGTTATTTTGTTCATATTCATTCCAATATATTACTTTATTTGGAATTTCTCCTATTTTAATTATTTTATCGGGACAACAATTTTGTAACAATTCAGGAGTTATTCCTTGATTTTTTAAACTAATTTTTGTAGATAAGACCATATCTTCATTATTTGGTTTTGGTGAATATGGAAAAACAATTTCAACATCATCACCTACAGAAAAATTCAATATATTTGAAATTGGTGTATTTAAATCTATTGAATCATATTTAATTATGTTTCCATCTTTTTTGTAATAATGAAGTTCATAACGATATTCATCTAAATTTATATCTGGAAAAATTTTTTTAACAAAGTTATCAAATAATCCGCCGCCTTTATAATGTATTTTTTTATGACGATTATTTGAATACATTATATTATAAATCATATTAATTAACAAATATTAATGCGAAATAACACCAACAATTCCATCACCTCCATCTAGAAAATGAATTATTATTTATAGATGAATAGGTATTATAGTTGAGGATTCTACTCCATTGGTCTCTAAATCAGCATTTACATCTATGCAAAAGCGCCATTTAACGTCTCCTTTAACAGTTCTATTATATGCTTCATGTATATAATTTGGTTTGCATATTTCAACATCACAATATAAATTATGAGTACCACAAAAATCTAACATTTCTTGTGTTTCTCGCATTCCCCCTATTAACGAACCACAAATTGATTTGCGCTTAATCAACAAAGAGAATGCATTTATTTCAAATGGTTTTGATGGCGCTCCTAGTAAAATCATTTTACCATTAACATTTAGTGCATTCATATAATAATTCAAATCGTGATTTGCGCTAATTGTATTAATAATTATATCACACTTATTAGTGATATTTTGTGTATTACTATCAATATAAAAGTCTGCACCTAAATTTTTAAGAGCCTCTTCTTTTTTTGCATTCGTTCTAGAAAAAACAGTAACAATACATCCAAAAGCTTTTGCAAATTTGACTGCCATTGAACCCAAGCCACCGAGACCCGCAACACCAACATTCATTCCTTTTTTTATACCATAATATACAAATGGTGAATAAACGGTTATTCCTGCGCACAACAATTGCGGCGCATTTTTTAATGGAATGTTTTTTGGAATTAAACAAACAAATTTCTCATCACACACTATATCTTTTGAATATCCACCATAAGTTATTTCACATTGTTCTGGATTTTCAGAATATCCTGGACAATGTGAAAATTTCATAGTTGAATTATATGTTAACACTGCACCTTTATCACAATAATTTTCTTCATTATTGGAACAAGATTTACATTTGCGACATGAGTCAATCATACATCCAATACCTGCATGATCACCGACTTTAAATTTTTTAACATTTTTCCCAATAAATACAACTATTCCCGCAATTTCATGACCAGGAATCATTGGATATTTTGATTTATTCCAGTCTCCATTGGCTTGATGAATATCGGAATGACAAATACCAGAATATTTTATTGCAATATGAACATCATTATGTCCAGGCATTCTTCTAGATATTTCAAATTGTTTAAAATTCTGTCCAGGTTCATCAACACCCCAAGCAGTTGTTTTAAATCTTTTATTATTCATATTAATTAATATTTAATTGACTATATTGTGTTAAGTTCTAAAAAGCATATATTGTATAAAGAAGTTGAACATAGATTTGGAAAAGAATTAAGAGAAAGTTTCAGATATTTGTAAAGTTTGGTCGAAATATATGATAAACAAAAATAAAATAATAAATTATACAATGCTATCAAAAATGTCAAAAAGTGATAAAACAATGTTTTACTATTTAGGTCTTAGCCTTCTATTATTAATTGTATTGGGTGTCGTTTTTGGCGTATCTAGTGTAAAGGAATCGTATTTCTCGTTCGACGGCGCAGAGTACTGCCTTGCCAAAGGAGTGAAAGAAATGCAGGCGGACTGGAAGATGAAAAAGCTGTGGAAAAATGAATCGGAGTTACGAAGCTTTGTTAGGGGTGAACTCGAATCTAAATGCCAAAGTCTAAGCGACGTGCCATTTGCAAAAAAGGCTTCTGTCGAGTCCTGGGGGAAGAAAATTGCACGTAGGGCACGCGAAGAGTGGATGAAAAATCAAAAGCGGGTGGACAAAAACCTTGATAGGTCCAACTTATTATAGTTGCTAAATGAGGACGATCCGATTTGAACGGGCAATAAAATATATTATAAGATTTGAACCATATATTAACATAATATGTCTGAAATTTGGAGAGAATTAGAGGGATTTTCAAAATATAAATTTTCAAATACTGGAAAAGTTTGGTCGAAAAGCTCTAATAAAGAAATGTTTCTTAAAGCAAAATGCACTGGATATGTTGTAATAACTTTAGTTAATGATGATGGAAATAAATGTACTATGATGGTTCATAGGTTAATTGCATTAACATTTATCCCAAATCCTGAAAATAAGCCAACTGTCAATCATAAGAACCATAATAGAGGAGATAATAGAGTTGAAAATCTTGAATGGGCAACAATGGCTGAGCAAAATAATGATAAAAAAAAACAATCAAGTGAAATTACTCGATGTGGACGTACTTGGCCTGTTTGGAGATGCTCTCTTGATGGTGAGAAATTAGAATATTATGAAAAAATATCTGATGCTGAAAAATGGTTATATATAAATATTAGAGCAAAACGAACAACAAGCGGAAAACGTATTTCTGACGTTTGTCGAAATAAACGTAAAACAGCGTACGGATTTAAATGGATATTCGATACATCGGAAGAAAAAATATTTGAAAATGAAATATGGAAAGATATACCAAAAGAATTTCTTAAAGGAAATATTGGATATAAAATATCAGATCAAGGTAGAATTAAAAAATCTGAAAACAATGGAATTTTCAAAGGAACTATTCACGATGCCGGTTATAAAGTAGTAACTATTGGCTCAGGAAAAGGAAGAACTCATCTTATTCATAGACTTGTAGCTAAAGTATTTCTACCAAATTATTATGGTAAACCATTTGTAAATCATAAAGACCACGACAAAACAAATTGTAAACTTTATAATCTTGAATGGGTAACTCCGCAAGAAAATGTTATAGCAGCTGTTAAACATTATTCAAAATTAAAAAAATAATTTCTAATGAAAGAGCAACTATAAGTAGTTGCTAAATGACCAAGACAGAATTCGAATCTGCAACCTTCAGGAAACACCATTAACTGGACTGTCCTATCTGACGTTCTACCGTTGAACTACTTGGTCTCTAACGAGAGCTTGGACTGAGAATCGAACTCAGGTTTCCAGTGCAGTTTGATAGCAGTTTGCTAAACACAAACTGGGGTACTAACCACTGTACGATCCAAGCAATATAATGAATATAACTTTTTGTTATATTATTAGTAATTAGTAATATTTTCATTTATATAATATTTTTAAGATTCAATACCGATTGTACTTTTAATTTCAGTAAGACCTTTCTCTACCAATGGTCCTGCTTTTTTTTTAATATGTCTTTTTAATGCAACTCCTACTGCTGTAGATAAAATCAAAAATATTGAACATGTGAAAACAATTCTGCGATCAAATTCTCTAAAGGGTCTGTCTTTATAAGTTAATGGGTTAAATCTAGCAAATAACAAAATTCCAATATAAAGTTTTAGAAATGTTTGTACAGAATCTAAATATTTTGGAGCAAATGTACCAATACCTAAAATTCCCAGCCAAATTAATACGAACATTGAATACAAAGTGTACAAAAAGATATAGTCATATATGTTTCCCATTACATATATATTAAAAAAAATATTCAATAAAATATTTAATAACATATGGTTCTTATCACGATGGATAAAGCGACATATTTAGCCTTTTTTATAATTGTTTTATTAGCATTAGCCTCTATAATAGGAATAATTACTCTAATAATAACATTTTCAATTAAATTATCTAAAAAGAAAAACAAGAATGGCCGCACTATCCTGTAGATAAATTATTATTTTTAGAAAAAATATTTAATAAAATATTTGATCTAATAATGGTAAAAAATGGTAAATATAAAAAAAACAAGAAAACTATAAAAAATCGTAAAAGAAAAACGATGACAAGGCGTCGGCGCACCACTAAGCGCGGTGGTATGGATACTAGTCCATCATCTTCATTGGATAATTTTTCTGACGATGGTATGTCTGCTACTACAATGAATTCGCCACAACATTTTTCAAGAAATTCATTTGGATCTTTGGGATCATTGGGTTCTTTTGGATCTTTAAATGAATCTGCCGAATTTTTTGGTCCTGCTGTATTTTCAGGCAGTGTAAATAGTGCTGCAAATAGACCAGACAGAAACCGTTTTGCAACATCAAGTCCTTCGATTCAACCTAATGAATATTCTAGACCACCATTGGATCGTTTTGCAACAAGAAGCCCATCTATTGCATATAGTGAATCTGCTTCTGCGGAGGCATATAGACGTGGACCAAACGCTGATCCTCCTTTACCAAAAGATCAAAATTGGAAAATATTATTTACTATTGAAGGTGTTGCTGTATATATGACAAAACAAAATGAAAAGTTAATATTTCAATTACAAAGACCTGGAGATATTCGTGATATAAAAAACACAGCTTTATTCAAAAAAATAGAAATGGTTAATAGAAAAATAGCAAGAATACAAGAATCCGAAAAAGTGGAAGATTTCAGTAATGGACCTTGGAATAAGTTTTTAACACCAGAAGGAATAAATGTATATTATTCTTTGACTAATGATATGAATGTTGATAATATCAAAGTAATTCCCCCTTCATTTTCAGGAAATCCAGAATATGATATAAATAATATTCAGTTATAATTTTATTTTATTAATCATATTTATAGTATGTTCTAAATTTGTTTTTTCTATATTTATAGTATTTCCTAATTCTTTTTTATTTTTAATTTGCCTAAATGCAAAACGCGCATATTTTGTTTTTGGAAGTGAATACCATAGATAGGACCTATCATTATGTCGCATATATTCAAATTCTTTTGAATAATAATTTAGTTGTTTAATAACAGAATTCATTTTCAACCGTGATTCGACGTCACCATAACTTAAAATCTCATCAACTAATACATCTGGCAATGAAACATAATATTTATACAAATTCATAATTATTTTTATTTTTTAATTTAAAACATATGAACATAACATTTTATTAACAAGCATTTCCTATATCATTAATAGTAACTTTTTTAAAACATTAAGTTGTTTTTTTATTTTATACATATAATAACTATGACTTTACTAATTAATCAGCCTAAGCCTGTTGAAAAGTCTGTAACAAGAGGGGTGACACCACTTTATGCGGATCAAGTAGTTGAAGAATATTATTGTGGTCCAAAAACTTGTATAATATACTTACTATGTCCATTACTTATTTGTTTCGGAGAACAAGCACCTTTATTTGATAAACATGATATTATAATATAAACATAGAATACATAATATGAATTTGAATGAAACATTTTAATGTATACAGTGTCGAAGAAATGTTTAAAATTGGAGACTATTCTAATAATATAGGATGTCTTGTGACTTTTAATAAAAAAAATTACACATTAAAGGGAACTGAAAGTGTTTATCGCGGAAGTAGAGTTGCAAGTGATACAAATAAAAATTATTTCATTGAAATAGTGCCAAAAGTAAATGGAGATTGGTCATTATGGCAAGATGATAATGGATTTAATTTTTGGCTATTCCACACAAAATAGTTCTATTTGTCATTAATACAAATTTTATGCATATAATATGACAGTTCTCCAAAATCTAAATTAGGACAAACAAAATATTTATCAATATTATTCACAATATCTTCTGGTAAAATTGTTAGTAATACATAACAATTGGCATATTTATTATTATGAATATTTTGTAACATATTATTTATTTTTTCAAGAATATTGTTATTTATTTGTTTTTTACCAAATTCAAATTGTAATCTTTGCAAACAAATATTTGAATAATTAAACATATGAATATAATTTTTAGAACAATGTTTTGTGTCAAGACAAAATAAATATGTGTGAAATAAATGTTCGAATGTTGTTAAACCAATTCCCATATTTTCTGGAAAATAATCATACATATTCATCAAGCAGTCTCTATATTTAAATCCCAATGTTTCTGTATTTGAATCATAATAAATATTATCCATTTTAAATCCAGTGGATAATATTCCAGTTGCAATTATTGTGTTATTAAATTTTTTACTGTTAAAAACATTTTTTTGATTAATACGTTTAGTAACAATATACATTTTAATCAGTAAAATGGCAACTTTTTTTACTGAACTATTTGACAATTTAAGAAATTTACATTTATTTAAATATGATATTCTGTATTCATCTATTATATTCCAATTTTCAATATTTTTCAAGCCAATGTGTTCCTCATTTTCCCAATTAATTATATCCATTTTTCTATAATCATATTTTGCTTTAATAAATGATTCTATAAGTTGTGGTTCTGCTAAAATCCATGCTTTTACAAATTTTATAGTATCATCTAATAAATATTGAATAACATTTTTGACATAAACGCACATAGATGGTTCACAATCATATAATGATTTGTGATCTTCAATAATGTATTTCATACTGTTATCAAAAACTTGTTTATATGATCTCATATAAACATCATTTTTGATGTCATTTTCCAAATTTTTATATCCATTGCATTCTTGTCTTAATATTTTTTTTAGACTGAATACATAATAATTGTTTTTTAAAGGTGTTTTATAAGTTTGCTCATATATTTTTGAAACTAAATGTTCTTGAAAACAATTTGAATATGGATAAATCATCTTATTGCATTATTTTTTATATTTAGTGTTTAATTATAAACACAAAAATATGATAAAAATGATAGATAAAAAATAATATTAGTATGATAAAAATGGTTCAAAACCTAAGCGGAAAAACTTCGAATGGAACATTATGTTTTGCTAAATACGTAACAAATAAAAATAATTGGAGAAACAATGTATATAAGACAATAAAAGAATGTAATGTCACTGATTCTTCCGGTAATAATCGTTTTAATATAGGAGCAAATGTTGATATATATTTTGTTTCAGATAAAACGATACAAATAAAGAATTATAAATATTGTGCACAAATTAAAGAAAATGATAGAACCGGATATATTCCACTAAATAATATTGCAAAACCATGTTACAAAGATGTTATGAAATCTGAGAAAAAATGTTTAGAAGATTTACAAAAGTTATTTGAAAATGGACCAATTAACATAATTACACCTGAAGATGGTGCAATATATATGAATTGTTGTAAAGCAGAAAAAGTGAATGAAAAAAACTGGGGAAGAGATGTAAAAGCTGATTATGTTATAGAAGATACAAATGGAAATAAAGTGATTTACATATCTCACAAAAAAGGAAAAACTGCAAAAGATTTTCAACAATTTGGTGGTGTTAGTTCAAAATCAGGAAGTAAAAGTGATAAAAAATGTATATGCGATCATTCAGAAGTTAAAGATTTCTTAAAGAAAGCAATCAAACATCACAATGGCAAGAAAATTAAATACGCAATATATGGATTTTTATTTGACAAAAATTTAGTTGGTAAAAGTGTATTTGGACCAGATTATAGTGTAACAAATCCAAATTTTGGACCTGAATTTTGTCAATTAGTTGTTCAAGGTAAACCATCATTAAAAAAATCGAATATTGATAATTGTTACGAAATAAACTGGACTGGTAACAGTCATTGTTGGAATAATGTACAATTCTTTACTGAATCAAATAATAACTATAGAGCAGTGATAGGTATAACTTATAGATCCGGTAGGAGTTTTCAATGTGATAATAAAAAATATGAAGGATCGCGAGTTGGCATATATGCTTTAGAATTTATAACTAATAGAAATGGTTGTATGAAAATTTAGTTATTATTAATTGAAATAATGACAATTTCTGATGATTCTTTTGATTTATTCATTCCATATGTCCAAGATGTTTCTATAATCTTATAGTCCTTATACAAATTCTTGATATAATTGCAATTATTATAAGTCATTAACCAGTTATTGGTATTTGACAAAGTTTGGTATAATTTATCATGGTCAAATGATTCATGCATATCACCATTGTTACCGTATAATTTTGACCCTTTTTCTAGATAATAAGGTGGATCAAGAAATATTAGATTTCTGGGGTTATCTCTATTATTAGTGATAAAATCTTCAAAATCATGATTATAAATATCAAAATAAGTTAGATCAAGATTTTCAATTCTATCAATAGAAGATGTTGTAAATCGTTTCTGAGATGATTCTGATGAAAATCCACCAGATAGTGTTGCGCCACTAAATGAACAGCGATTAATAACAAAGTACATAATGCTTTGGTCTAATACACAATCTTCACTCATTATTCTTTCTCTAAAATCTGTAAACGCATCTTTATCAATGTTTCCTATTTTTTGTCGAAGGTTTAGTATTAAATTTTCTTTATCTGACTTACAAGTTTTCCAGAAGTTGAATAGCGGAAGAAATTTATCATTTGCGATAATATTTAGCTTGTAAGTATTTTGGATATGAAATTCAAATGAACCTCCACCAAAGAACGGTGAAACAAGATTGTCAAAGTTTGTAATATTGAAATTTTCATTTAATATGGTTTCTAATTTGTTAGTGGCTCTCGTTTTTCCTCCTGGATATCTTAAAGGTGATTTATTATTTATGTTCTGCATTATAAATTTATTAACATATACATCTTCATTTTTAAATGATTTTATAATTTAAATATACTATTGTTATATTTTTTGTCAATTATAAATATTTACCAATTTTTTTTGTTTTTACTTTATTTTTTGATTTTAAAAATATTTTGTGTTTACTGGTCTTTTTTTTCGAATATTTATTTTTTGGAAAATGTTTTTTTGTATATGATTTATTAGAATTTGATTTATATTTATAGCCTCCATATTTTTTTTCAGATAATTCTTTAATAATAGAACTAGATTCTAATATATTTTTTTCATATTGTGTGTCTCTATTGTCAATAAATTCTTGTCTTTTTTCTTTTGGCAATTCTAACAATTGTTGTTCCAGTATATCTTGTTTTTTATTTTTAAATTGAGTCAATTCTGAAAGTGCTGATCCTGGTAATTGTGTTTCTAATGCAATAGAATGTTCAATGCCTTTACCTCTTGTTGGATCTTCATTTATTAATTGAATATATGGCTTATTGGAAAAACGAACCATTTTCTTTTTTGACTGTGATGGTTTTGATATAAATGAAGATTTTTTTGTTTTTTGTTTTTTACCAGATTGTAATTTTTGCTGTCCTTTTGTTTTCTTTTTCTCAATGTGTATCTTGGAATCATTTGTGGAAGAGGGTGTATGATACATATTAGAGTCATTGGAAGGATTTAAAGGATTGTAAGAAATGTCATAGTCTATTATATTATTGATATTTGAATCATATATTGGGTATTCATAATTTTGGTCATCATCTTCTTTAAGTTTATCTAAATCTATTATATCCTGTAAATCCCATTTTTCTGGTGATTCATTCATTAATTACATCAATATTAAAATTTTAAATATTATTAATATAATTAATGAATAGAAACATTATTTCTATTAAGAAAGAAAATAACATTAATAAAAAAATAAAAATTCTTAGAAAAATATTAAATTCCAATAAAAGATTTAGAAAAAGAGGCGGTATGTGCGCCAGCGGTGGCGCACAGTCGGAGTCTGAAAATCCAATTCCAAAAACAAAAGGTCTTGTGTTTGATTGGAAAGATAACAGTCTTCATTATCAAAAACCACCACTACCTCGAGTCAACATCAAAAATAAAGTTTTAAAAAGAGAAAACATTATAAAAGGGAATTACTATATATATTCTGATACCTACAAAAAAATTTTAAAACTTGTAAAGGCGATAGATAGTTACAGTATATGTGAAATAATAATAAATATTATTGATAAGAATAATATTAACATTTCCGAATCAGAAAATATTATTCAAGATTTTTCTATAAGAAATCTTTTTTATTTAGAAAATAATATTTCGTATATAGAAAAACGAATTAAATTTGCGATAAACCACGATGCTGATGAAAAGAATCGTGTTATACATGAACGGAAATATGCAAAAATAGTTTCTATTCCACATTATTTACAAAATGAAACCACTATAAACGGAGTATCATCTCCAGATTTAAAAATTCCTTACCAATTCGGAATTAGATATTATGGTAAAAAAAATAAGGATGGTTCACGAGTTGGTTATGAACCATCATGGATGAATATGCCAGTTGATGTAAGTATATTTGACCGTAATCTACGCGAGCGCGTCTATTATATAGAAAAAACAAATTTAAAAAAAAATATTAAAAACAAGACTAAAAAAGAGAAACGAGAAATACGTAAATCTATAAGTAAACTCCGTGATCAAGATAACATAAATAAAAATTATAATAGTACTGATACTGATGATATAGATTTTGATAAAGGTTGGCATGGACGTGATCGTGCAAACGAACGTTTAATAACATCTAATGATATTCAGTCAGCACTAAAATATGGATATATAAAAAGAGACCCAAAGAAGAAGGATGGAAGTTATGGTAAATATATGAAAAAAGGTTCTCCGAAATTAGAACTTGGATATATTGATGCTCCAGATGAATGGTTATATTGGGCAATTGTCGGGGAGGATGATAAAACGATAACTAATGTAAGATATAATTCCGAATATAAAGGAATAAAACATCCTACAAAAATATCTATCGGTGAATATTTTCCTTATGATGCGCCTCCAAAGCTCCTTGACAAAAAGTACAATAAGGATAGTTCTGGTGAATATATTATAACTCCACTTGATGATGAATTATCTGTTAATACAGAATTATCTATACCACATAGTGTATTATCGAATCGAGCTTCGAGTCCATCATTAAGTAGTCCAGTCAGTTCCCGCACATCATCACCACATCCATCACTAGGTAGTCCTATAAAAAAGGGAATTTCTTATAGTGATGCTACTAAACTTGAGTCGTCTATTGAAGAAAGCAATATGGAATATGGATTTGAAGAGAGAAAGAATGAAGATTCTTATGAATCTGATCTTGCAGCTACATTAGAAGCATCAAAGATTACTAGTGGAAATGAAGAGCTTGATAAACTCCTTGAAAACTTAAATTTAACACATCTAGCTCAAATTTTGAAGGAATCAGGAATTAATTCTGATAATTTACTAAACATAGATATTGATACCCTAAAAGCTTTGGGAATAAAAAATGAAGATGCGGAGAGACTCGTAATGTGGGCAGATATGGACCATACAGACAGAGATAAGTCGCATGTGGACGCATTGGATACCACTTTTGATAAAAAAAACCCATCTAATCTACAGACCCTGCAACAGCAGCAGCCAATTGATCCAAGTCTCCGCATTGCTCCGGACGCCGCATCCATGCAGAATGCGCAACTATCTCGGGCTAATAGAAGTGGCTTTCGCGTGCTGGCACCTCCTCCTCCTCCGACGCATGTGTCATGGGTGAACCAGTACGGGTTACATCAATATCCTCCACACATTCTCTATCCAATGTATCCGCCTACTATTCTTGCACCAATTCCCCCTCCTCCTATTCTTACACCAATTCACCATACCCCTCCTACAAATACCCCTCCTACAAATACCCCTCCTACAAATACACCTCCTACAGATACGCGTAATGCGCGACGGAAGAAGTATTGGACTAAATATACGGGTCCGCCAGAACCAAGGGGTGGTTCTTTGATAAATGGAGGTGGCGCTGCCTCATCTATTCCAGTTGACGCATCGCCTTCTGTTCGCCAGGCGCCTGTATCTGAGTCGAGGGGTCCATCAGATTGGAATGAAGTAATTAAAGATATAAATGCCCGCGCGGAGAGACTTGGTGTTGATTATGAAAGAGCTTCTAATGTTGCACAATTGCGGTGGCCTGAATCTAATAGAGGCGGACCTCGTGGATGTAAAAATACTGAAGATCCGGTAACTTTTGAAAAATTTGAAAGGTCTGATTTTGAAGAACTTAATTTACGAAAATTGCCATCTGGTTATTGTTATAAAGTTGATACATTGTTACAATTGGACAAATGGGAGGATCCATTAACACGAGATAAATTGCCTGAAAAATGGGATGTAATTGATGAGCCATCGCCTCAAATCGAGGAATCGGTGCCTCAAATCGAGGAATCACCGCCTGTGCGGACAGCGCGGCGCCGAAGACATAGAAATGCTTTTATGCATGCGGGTTCTGATAATATTGAGTCAAGATCATTAAGAGATATAACAAACGTTACACAAAATGATGAATATGTATTACAAACTCCAAAAAAAAGAACATCTTATTGGTCATCAATTGGAGTAGAATCACCAAAAATAAAATCATCTAATGTTGGTGCGGATGTAATTGGTGGTTTGGGTTATCTTGATAAGACTCCAATATATGATTTTGTGAAAGAGACTTTAGAAGAAGGTGAAATACCAGTAATATTATTTTTTGAAGATTTATCTTCTAAAGAGAATGTGGATATGCATGGAAGATCTATGTCTAAAATATTTTTGTTTAGTAGACTAAATATTCAGAAACAGTTTGCAGACGGTATTGTTTATCCTTGTTATCAAGCAAATGGTGAGAATAAAGTATGTGAACCTGGTAAAAGGATTCCCAATACAATAGATTCAATTTGTCCTAATGACAAATATGATCCTTTACCGCGTGATATAAAACCCGGACATGATAATGTTAACAATTTGATTGCATACTTTAGTTTTGGTAATCTAATTGCTAAAAGAGTATTAGTAGATTTTGAAAAGTTTCGCCGTTTGTTACTTGAAGCCAAAACAACTCCGATAAGTATTGCTGTTCGCAAACCATGTGGATTTATTTTTGATGTAAAACATATTGAACAAACTGGAACATTTTACGAAATTATTTTTGAAAATACTTTTGAACCAAAATGTTTTGAAGAAGGTGATTTTGTTACGTTCAAAAATGATAGTAGAAATAGTAGCAATATTACAGACTATTTAGAAAATAATAAGTTTGAAGTAACAGAAGTTTATGAAAAAAAAATTAAAATATTGGCGCCAACTATGTCAAACGAAAGAAATATTGATTTTAAAGGAAAATGTATAAATTTATCTAAATACGTATCGAGAAGTGTTCCTGCAATTGCTAAATTACCTTGGAATTCACTTGAAACTGGTGCATTGCATTGTAATATGTTGAGAGATGGTGCAATAGATAGAGAAATAATATGGGATATTGACACTATTGAATGTGAATTTACAAAAGAAGAAGAAAATGAATTATTAGAAAAATATGAAATTTTTAATAATCCACCACCAATCCCGTCACCACCACCACCAACATTTTCACCACCAACATCTAGTAGTACTAACAATAGTCAATTGAGTTCTAATTCTAATTTTGCAACTATTGATGATAATGACACAACTCTGTATGGTTCACCTCTACGAATGCCTATACCGAGACGTTTATATGATGAATTTGGTACACCGGAACATCTTAGACCAAGACCACCAAATAGTGTTCCTGAGGATAGACCTCCATCTCGACCTGGTAGAGAGTATCGAATTAGTGAAGAGAATGAAGGTGTATACGAAGATGATGATGTACCTCCTGATCCTCCTTCACTAAGGGGTGGACAAAAAAAGAAATCAAGAAAAAAAATTTCATTTAAAAAATATAAGGGTAGAACTAAAAAAAATATTTAATTAATGGAATCAAATGAATTAGTAAGTGTAGCGAGAAAAAAAATAGATTTGATTACTCAAATTTTATATAAAAAATATATTGATGAATATCCTTGGTTAACATTTAAGGATCTTAATTTAATGATATCAAAATTCTGTAAAGATCCGATTTCTGATTTTAACTCTGCACAAATTGATGTATATACTGTTCGAGAATATCATACTAAAGTATATCCCTTAATAGAGAAAATAAACCAAGTAAAAGCGATTAGGAATCTAAATATAGAAAATGAATTAGAAAAGAAGCGAATAAATGAAGAAAATGAACCAGTTGGTGATTTGATACCAACATTATCATATAAATCTTATTTTGTATTAATTGATTCAAAAGACAGAAATATTAGTTATTGGCCTAATGTAAATCCATTTCAATTTCCATTGGGACCATCGAGTATTAGTGGTGATTCTGGATTAGATTCAACAAATAATATAATGCGCCAATTTTCAGAAATACATGCATTAACTGTAAAGAAAATAGTAATTCCTGATTATGATAGTGATGAATCTTTGTGTTATCCTTATTTATTGCTTAAAATCAATGAATTGAATTCTAATATAAATGGTACAAATGATGTAATGAATAATTGTTTTGGTTATTTAACTGAACCGAAAAAAAGCAATGGATATTTATATTTCAATTATGATGAAAATATTGATGCAATTACGAATTATATTCAGGAAACTCATATGACAAAAATATTTTCTCCTAGAATTGAATTATCAAAAATAACAATAAATATTCTAAATCCGAGTGGAGAAATAATAGATTTTGATGAAAACAAGTCAGTTGTAGTTGAATTGCAAATCACTTGTTTAAAGAAAGAGTTAGAGAACAATATTCTCACAAAAAGGGGTGCATAAATTAATAAAAATGAAGTATGATTTTTAATATAAGAAATATGTTAATTCTAACAATCAAAAATTTGATTAAAAGGATGATATATAATAAAAAAAAGTTATCTAGTTTTGAAGAATTAGGTTATTCAAATGTTGTCAATATTTCAAAATATTTATCTTATAGTGATACATTTGATTGTTTAGCAAATATTAATAGTATTGTAAACAATTATATTTCAAAATCATGTAAAACATTAAAAAGGAAAGTAGATTTGCAAAAGAAAATTATAGATAGTGTATTATATCATGCTACATATGGTTTACATTCAAATTTATCATCATCTAACAATTTATATGAAAAATATTTAAAGTTATACAAAACACCAAAAACAAATAATGATTATTTATATTTATCAGAAAATTTTGAAGAATTGTCTAAAATTCTTCCATGTTATATGTATATACTTTTGACTGCGCATGATAAACTACATAATTTATTAAAAGACAATATGAAAAATAGAAATAATATTGAAAAAAGAAGTTTGAGAATAATATATTATAGTGGTTGTGAATCTAACTTTAACAAATCATATATGTTATATAAAAATGTTGAATATAACTAGATTCATTATTTCTTTCTAAATATATATCGAATTTTCTCATTTTGTGGTAATGCTGCATCTAAGGGGCTATCATTAATATCGCATAATACACCTTTTTTTGTGTAGAAGAACATTTCTTTCATAGGATTATTGGAATGTTTACAAATATTAATTGATAAATTAACTACTTCATCATTTTTGTTAGGTTTAGAAGATAATCCTGAATTGACTAAAATATAATTGTTTCTGTCTTGAAATTTTTTTATTAGATTAGGATCTCCGTTTTGTAGTATATAATCGTCTGTTAATTTAGAAAATGCATTAATATTTTCAGATTTGAATATATTGCAAACTTCTTTGTATAGTTTAGGGCTATTAACAACAATATCTCTAAAAGATAAATCAAATTTAACAATTGATGCTTGATTCAAAATTCTATGAAATCTGTATCTATTGAATATGACATTTAATAATTCATCATGAATGTGTCTTGCAAAACACCATTTATTGTCAATAATTTTAGAATTTTTAATGATTTTATCAATATCAATAACCAATTTAAGTCCGAAAATATAATTATCACGTACAATATAATCTAATTTATCGGTATCCATACCATTAATTCTGTTATTAACAATAGTATATTCCCATTGGTGCATCAAATCATCAGGTGGATCAATTACATTCATGACAAAATCAACATCATCATCTGATAATTGTTCTACAAATATATTTCTAGCAATTTCTGCAAATAAAGCACAAGACCTTTCTTCATGTGAAATCATTGAATTATTTTTGTCAATAATTTTATTGGCAATTAATTTTCGAATAACATGTTTATCAAATCCATGGCTTCCTGGACCATGTCCAATATCATGACACAACGCACCAATAGAAATAAGTTCTTTTTTTTTATCACATATGTCAAAACTATCTTGTAAATGTGTCAATAATTTATTTGTGAGAGCATATGTGCCAATCATATGTGCTTTTCTAGTATGTGTAGCACTTGGAAATACTTTATAAGCATTACCTGTCTGATAAATGTGTTGAGTTCTGTTAAAATGTGGATGGTCAATAATTTTAATAGCTAATTCTGACATAACAATATCTCCGTAAATAGGATCATGTATTATCTCCATGATATAATTTAAATGTGTATACTACTTAAATTCGAATTAATATTCACTGTTCATTTTTTGTGAATATATTTTAATGCAGTTACCAATTTCAAAAATAACAAATTTGAAATTTGGATTATTAAGTGCAAATGAAATAAGAAATGAATCTGTTGTAAAAATAGATAAACAAGAATTATATAAGGGAAGTGTTCCTGTTGATAATGGATTATTTGATACAAAAATGGGTACAATTGGTGCAAATGAAATATGTGATACAGATTTATTACCTCCTAAAAAGTCTCCTGGATATTTTGGTCATATTGAATTAAATTTACCAGTATATTCACATTCAAATATAAATATTATATTACAAACATTGAATATAATTTGTATAAAATGTGGTAATTTGGTCCATCCATTGTATGGGCAAGAATTTGGTCCAACATATGAAGAGATATTAGATATGCCAAAAGATAGTTTGCCGTATCCTTCAGAAGAAGATATGTTGAATATGCCTGCTTATGGAAGGTTAAATAAATTAAAAACCTTAAAATTCAAGGGTGAATCACAAAAGTCACATGTATCTGTGTGTAAGTATTGTAAAAGTATACAACCTTCAAAATATGTTTTGAATACAATGCGCGGTGTTGATTGTATTGATGCTGTTTATTCAAACAAAAAGGAAATAAAAGAAATATATCCAGAATATGTGTTTAGATTATTTAAAAAAATAACAAAAAAAAATTGTTATATTTTGGGTTTTGATCCTGAAACATCTCATCCATCTTCTTTAATATTACATGCAATTCCTGTATGTCCCCCAATATGCAGACCATATATTGATCAAGGGAATGGACTTGTATCACAAGATCATTTAACGATACGTTATGAAGATGTGTTAAAATCTAATGAGCTTGTAAAGAATACTTTATCAAGTGATATTAAGGTAAGAGAAAAGGCGCGCGAATTTCTAGCCCATGATGTGGCAACTTTGTTTGATAATGAAACAGGAAATGGTTTTATTCCTAAGGGAACTAAATCTCAAATACATCAAACAATAGCTCAAAGAATCAAGGGAAAAATTCCTAAGGAAGGAAGAATTCGAGCAAATCTTATGTCAACACGTGTGGAAATGTCTGCTAGAAGTGTAATAACACCAGATCCTATGATTGATTTAGATGAAATAGGGATTCCTGAATATATAGCAAAACAATTGACTTATCCAGAAAAAGTAACACATAGAAATATAAGCTTTCTTTCAAAATGTTTTGAAAATGGTGATACATATCCTGGTTCAGTTGGAATAATTCCAAAAAACTACAAAAGAATAATTAAAGATAAAAATTATTTAATAAAAGTTGGTGATGTAGTTCTTAGACATTTGGTGAATGGTGATTATGTAATAATGAATCGTGCTCCTACGTTACATAAAAAATCAATGATGGGACATCGTGTTAGAGTATTTAAAGGGTATAGTTTTAGGTTGAATGTAAATGTAACTGAACCTTACAATGCTGATTTTGATGGTGATGAAATGAATATGCATGTACCTCAGAGTACATATAGTAATGTAGAATTGTCATCAATTGCTGGATTAAGTAATCAGTGTATGAGTCCTGCTAGTTCCGAACCAGCAATTCCATTTGTTCAGGATAATGTACTTGCATCACATATGATGACAACATCTAATAAAATAATTTCAAAAAAAGATGTTATGAATATAATTGCGAGAGGTGCTCCATATTATTATGGTATTTGCAATAAAGATGGTTATAAAGGTAGTGAAATATTAAAATATTATAGTCCTGAATTTTTGAATATAAATCTTGAAAATATGAATAAGAACAGTTTGAAGAAAATAATAAAAGAAACTTATCATGAATATGGTAATAAAGCGTGTTTCTATGCAATATCAACTTTACAAAAATTATTTGGCGAATATTTTAGTGCAAATATGTATACTATAGGTCCTAAAGATTTAATACGTGATGGTGGTGAAGTTGAATCAGAGGTAGATGAATTATTGTCAAAAATGATTAGTAAATTGTCAAATAGATTAGCACAAATACATATGGGTAAATGTTCATGTGATAATGATTTATTTGAATCATATGTTAATGAATTAAATTCAGAACTGGATAATAAATGTGAGAAATTATTGGGTTCAAAAGAAAGATCTCGATTTAAACCAATGATAGAATCTGGTTCAAAGGGAAAAAAGAAAAATGTAAAACAAATGAAAGGATTTCTAGGACAACAAATTGTAAATGGTCAAAGAACAAATTCTGGATATTCATATAGAACATTGCCTCATTTTCATAAATATTCTGAAAATATAGAAACGCGCGGATTTATCAAAAGTTCGTTTAGTAAAGGTTTACATCCACACGAATTTTTCTTCCACGCTGGTGGTGGTCGTGAAGGTTTGATTGAGCAAGCATTGCAAACTGGTGAAACTGGTTATATTCAACGTGAGTTAATTAAGACTCTCGAAGATATACATGTTAAATGGAGTAATGTTGTAAGCGATGCACAAGGAAATATTGTCCAGTTTTTATATGGAGAAGATGGATTTACTGGTGAAAAAATGGAAAGCCATGATATTAGTATTAAAAATGATGGTATAAGTTTAGAAATAACCCATTCTTTAACAATAAATAAAGAAGATTGGATGAATTGTGTATTAAGTAAATCGATTAAAGAAGACACCAATTTATTTGAAGAATATTATAAAACATTAAAAAATTTCCGTAAAAAGTTATCAAATAATAATGAAGCAAGATTTCCTATAAATTTTGAAAGAAAATTAGAATTATTAGTGAATAAATTTAGTTTGTCTAAAGAAGTCAAAACAGATTTAGATCCTAAAACAATTTTATTATCTTATGATGAATTGGTAAAAAAGTGTGAAAACAACAAATATATACCAGGAAATGAATTATTAAAATATATGTTATATGCTTATGCTGGTCCAAAAGCATTAATTTGTAAATATAGAGTTACAATGAAAGCTTTTTTATATTTTGTAAAAAATATTGAAGAATCATTTAAATATTCTAAAATAGAACCAGGAGAAGCAGTTGGTATTTTATCAGCTCAATCCTTGGGTGAACCATGTACACAATTGACTTTGAATAGTTTTCATTTTGCAGGAGCTGGTCGAAGTCAAGGTTTACCACGTATTAAAGAACTTTTAAATGTTGAAAATAGACCTATTTTAGCAACAACGGATGTGTATTTAAAAGCTCCTCATTGTTTTGTTAAATCGGATGCAATAACAATAAATAATGAAATAAATTCTATAACATTAAAGGAAGTAATCGTTTCTTATAAATTTTATTTTGCAAATATTGATGGTCCTGAAATTCGAAACTATGTAAACTTAGAAAAAATTACAAATGCGACTGGTTATACATCATCACCATGGATATTAAAAATTATGTTCGATGATTCAAATATTGGACTAACAGATATTTGGAGTTGTTTGGAAAAGTTATCATTTGTACACAATCCAATATTAGAACCAAATGAAAAGTCAATAACATTTCGAATAAGTGTTTATAATGTGGTAGATGCAACAAAAGTAAATGGTAAAAAGATAATTGATGAAAATAATGATTTTTATGTAAATGACATATCAAATATTATGAAGAAGGGATTGGAACCAGTAATGATCAAGGGACTTAAAAATATAAGAAATGGAGAAGTTGAAGATATAATAATAAATAGATACGATGAAATATTAGATTGTGTTGTACCTCAGAAAACATTTAAGATAGTAACATCTGGTACTAATTTAGAAGAATTGTTATGTAATCCTGCAATAGATAATTGTTTAACAAATTCTAACAATGTAATAGATACTTATAATGTATTTGGGATTGAAGCTGCTAGAATAGTTTTTATTAAAGAATTACATTCAGTATTAAAAGAAGTTGCACCGTTAGATATAAGACACATATCTGTTCTTGTTGATAGGCTTGTTCAAAATGGTACACTTAGTAAAGCAAATAGTGCTGGAATGGATGATTTTAATAATGGTGTATTAGCGAAATCTTCTTTTGAGAAAGTATTGTATCACTTAAATAATGCAAGTTTAACTGGTTCTGAGGATACTATTAGTGGTATATCATCAAATATAATGGTTGGTCATGTTGCTCCTTGTGGTACTGGAAGTGTGAATGTTTCTATAGATGAAAAAGCAAAATTGAAGATGCTTAACTCTAAATCTAGTTCATTTAAGAATAATAAATATTCACCAGTAAATATTGAATCAAATAATATAACATTTGATATTGATTAAAGACACATACATATTATAACAATATAGATGTCATCTAGTATGGTAAATCTTCCAAAATACTCAAAATTAAAAAAAAACGAATTAATTAATATTTGTGATTCGATTGGACTTGCTACAACTGGTACAAAAAAGGATTTATTATCAAGAATAAATAATTATACAACTGGTGCATCTGTTTCACAAGAAATAGACTATAACGAAATATCACCATTTTCTAATCAGACTCCTAATATAGAAAATAGTGAACAAAATGAACCAAATGATAGATTATTGTTAGAAAATCAAGATAGAGAATATGAAGAAAGTTTAAGATTAGATAGAGAACGTGAATATATTAAATCTATAGTAGAAGCTGCTATTGCAGCGGATGTTGCTTTCGAAGCATCTAGAATAAATGAAAATAATGATTATCATTTGGATAATGAATCATTGAGAAATGCTAGATTAAAATTTTTTAATTCTTTATAAAGAAATACATAACAACCTTCCAAATATCATTAATATGTTTATTTGAAACTTCATAATTATTATTTTCATCTAATATTGATTTGACTTTACATTTAGCATTAATATCAATAGGAATACCAATAATATCTCCTTGTCTGTAAAAACGATTTTTATTTTTAGTGATGATTTTTTGAATTTTGTCCTTATTATTCCAAACCTTTTTATAATAATCTTGTAAACCACTTTTTATATCATGAACAATATTTTCAAAAAATTGTTCATGATTATCAATACATTTTGATAATGATTCATTGGTTATATAACTTACAAATGGTTCAGATTGATTTCTATCAACTGGGAATTTTTGTGAATGAATTAACATTTCACCGTATAATCCTTTTATAAATGAATTAAAATCGTGTAAATGTTTGTATTTATTAATCCATTCATAAGATTTTGCTCTTTCACTATTACTTTCAATTGTCAAAGGTTTATTAGTATTAATTTCAAATCTTAATGAATCAATGTTACATGGAACATTGTTATCTTGAATACAAAAATCATTAAAAATAATTTGTAAAGTATCTTGTGATCCTCCACAAATATAGAAATCCACTTTATCTGGTGAACTAATAGTGTCTACTATTTCTTCATATTTTTTATTAAAAGTATATGAAGAATTCATAAGACTATTAATATTTTCCTGATTTTCAATGTGTTTGTTATTATCTATATTTAAATCTTTTTTGATATTTTGTAGTTTAATTATAATTTGTGTCATAGCTTCTGGTTCTGGTTCTGGTTCGGGTTCTGGTTCTGGTTCAACTTCTGGTTCTGGTTCAGGTTGTTGTTCAGATTTTTGTATTTTCCATCCCAATAAGAATTTTATTCCCGAGTCAGATTGTGTTGTTCCTAACAAATCAATATTTAATGAATATTCAATCCATAAAATAGAGCCATAATCAAGTTTAGTTAAATAATTAGTGTCTATATCTACAAGTTTTTGTTTAAAATCAAATTGTTGCATTGTTTTTGTCTTAACCAAATTTTCCAAATTATTTATTTGGTAAATTTCAAGATTGTTCAAATATCCATTATCAATTAGTATATTAGGATTATTATATAAATCAAGTGGTATATTTCGTCCATAAGAATAAAAGACCAATGATTGATATATAGCAGATTTAGTTATATTAATTATTTGTTCAGACTTATTATATGTTTTATCTCTTATTGTATAATGATAATTAATACTTTCAAAATCAAGATTTAAAGAATTCTTTTTGTTATATTGAAAATCCATATTTATATTTCCCCATTCTACATTAGACATTGTATTCTTTGTCAAGTCTGCGTCAATACATCCAATTAATATTGCAAAAGATAATTTTTTGTTAGATTCTAATGAATTATCTAATAATATAGTTTGCGGATATAGACACGCCATCGTTATTATTAGATAAATATATAAAAAAGTGCTAATATAATGAACATTATACTCTTATATTATTATAATTATCCAAAAACCATTTATAAGTAAGAGTTAATCCATGATTCAAACTTGTAAATTTGTATTCTGGATATAATTCTCTAAATTTTTTATTTGTAACAGTTTTTTTTAAACAACCATCACTTTTAGTTGTATCCCAGAATATATCTTTTTGATCAATGTGCATTATTTTAGCAATTTCATTTACAACATCCTTAATAGTATATTCTTCTTCATTACAACATATAATTGAATCACAAAAATTCTTTTTTTCGAACAATATTTTTAAAATAATATTTGCAAAATCGGGAGAATATAAAAATTGTCTTAATGGTTTACCAGTTCCATATGCAATATAATGTTTATTTATAGTACACATATTTGTAATATTTTTGCAATTATTTAAGAATGTTAAATATGAATTTTTAGATTTTGTAACATTTCTAATACCATTTTTTTTATTTTGAAAGCGATTAATTATCATTGGTATAAAATGCCCGTTGTCTAAGCTAAAATTGTCATATGGTCCATATAAATTTACAGGAATTACACAAATGTATTCTCTATTGTATGTTTCATTATATTGTTTGCATAACATTTCTAACATTCTTTTAGAATATGCGTATCCTTCATTTGATGAATGTGGTGGTGAATCATGAATCATAGTTTCATCCATTGGAAATACATTTGGTCTATTTGGATAAATACATGACGATAAGCAAAAAATGCCTCTATTAATATTATTTAAATGACATGCTTCTAATATGTTTTGATTAATTCTAATATTATCATTGAACATACCAATATTGTCTCTCATATTTTTATATAGTCCTCCTACTTTCGCAGCTAAATGTATTATTAGATCAAATTTATTTTTACTAAAAAAAAGTAATACTTGTTCGCGATTTGTAAGATCAAGTTTTGTTATATATTTATTATTAGAAGTGTTTCCTAAAAAAACAAAATCATGTTCGTTGTATGCATGTTCACTAATATTTCTAATGCAATTACCTACCATGCCGGACCCACCAGTGACACAAATCTTCATAATATTATTTAAATTATCATTTGTGAATAATATAGACGCGTTGTGTTACTTAAAGATTATTATTGTGCTATTATAATATGAACTTCAATCATAGAAGAAACCAATCAAATGATGATAGTTTGTACAAAGAGTTGGGATTATCTCGTCAATCTTCTCAAAGTGAAATTAAAAAAGCTTATCATAAATTAGCATTAAAAAAACATCCAGATAAAGGTGGTAATGTAGAGGAATTCAAAAAAATACAAGGTGCATATGAAATATTATCTGATCCTGAAAAAAGACAACAATATGATACTTATGGTTTAGAAGGTATAAATGAGCAAAATACTCCAAATTTTCATGGTAATGATATTTTCAATATGTTTTTTAGAGGAGGTCATCATAGTGGAATGAACAATAGAAGACGTACTAGGCGTGGTAAAGATGTTATTCACAAAATACGAGTAACATTAGAAGATCTTTATATTGGAAAAAAACAAAAAATATCTTTAGAAAGAAAAGTAATAATTGGAAAATCTGTATCGTGCGATGCTTGTAATGGAACTGGTGTAATAAGACAAATTAGAAATTTGGGTCCTGGTTTTAGGCAAGAAGTTCAAACACCTTGTGATATATGCAGAGGTGTTGGTTCTAAAGCGAAAATTGGATCTGAAAAGAAGATAATAGAATTAGATATAAAACCTGGTTCATCTAATAACGAAAGAATTATTTTTAAATCTTTAGGAAATGAAGCACCTGGTTATACAACGGGTGATGTGGTTTTTGTATTGGAAACAAAATCTCATGAAATTTTTGCCAGGAAAGGAGATAATTTATTTGCGAAGGTTAGAATATCTTTAATAGAAGCATTAACTGGTGTTGATTTTGAGTTAAAGAGACTTGATGGTAAAAAGATTCGTATTTCGACACCATCTGATACAATTATTAGTCCTAATGAAAATGGAACTCTTCCATTAAAAGTTGTAAAAGGTGAAGGTATGCCTTTGAAATCTGGTATTGTTTGGGGTGATTTAATAATTGCATTTGTGATAGAGTTTCCTGATAAATATTATTTACAAGATGATCATAAAGATATATTAAAAAATATTCTTCCAGATCCAAAACATGCGATACCTTTTGACAATAATGAACAAAAACATCGCACATTAGTTGATGTAGATTCTAAATTAGATAGAGAAATAAATTCAAATAATTCATATAACGAAAATGATTTTGAAAATAATGGTTGCACACAAAGTTAAAAAATATATGTAAAAAAAATGAGATACAAATTGTAAAATATAAGAAAGACAAATATATGTCAATCTAGAAATAAAACAAAAATGAGTGTAGAAACAGGTGGAAACAAAAATATTATTGAGTATTTAAATGAAAATGAAATTGCGTGGATGCCAATCAATCTAGAAGTTACCAAAACTAAAAAAAATACTTTTAAGAAAATTTTACAAGTGTATCGTGGAACTCATGATATGCCAAATTACAAGGATTTATCAAATAAAAAATTAGTATTAGAAAGACAAAAATTGGTAAATGAATATGAATATATATGGGTAGACACACGATTTATTAATCAGATTGATGTAGATGGGGATGTTGATCCAGAATTAGATACTCCTTATTTTGAAAGTGTATCAAAGAAAAAGAGACACTATTTTATTAGTGGATTTTATGGATACAATAAGAATCGTAGTGCAACAAAGTGGACCAATGTAGAGCTTTTGGCTGGACAAGGTTCTTATGCCAGTAAGGATTGCATTGTTTATAATTATCAACTTCCTATTGCAGATTACACTGGTAATGTTGAAGCAATTGTATCTAATGATGATCAAATTGTTAATAAGAAATCACAAGAAACAATTAATCCTAATATTAGTTCTATGTTGAATGAAGCATTTGGAATAAGTGGAGAATGGAAATCGAATAACTATGAATCATCAAGATGTGTTGCAATAATTCCATCGCATAAGACATGTTTGGTTAACAAACATAGAGAGCATTCTGCAGTAAAATCCTGGATATCTATAGGTAAAGCTAGTTGTACAGCAAAATGTTATGTATGTGGTGAAAGAAAAATCAACATAAAAAATAATTCACAGTTATGGAAGCAAGTTAAAACATATTTTGAAATATCTTGTGCTAATGATAATTGTGGTTATGATCAAGTTCAAGATTATGTAGACGATTATTGTAAAGAAAACGACTTAATGAAAAAAGATGGTTATATGATGAAAAGAAGTGATCAATGTGTTATTGAATATGAAAAGATTAGTAAATACGCCGATTTCTTAGATGATTTATTCCGAGATGCTGAACCTCCATTGAAGAAAACATATAAGAAACCATCATCAAAACATAATCTTATTAAATATTTAGACGAAATACATACAGATATTCGAATTTTAAAGAGAGATTCAAATATTGTTGCTTTTAGTAATGGATATTTGAAATTAAGAGAATGGAAGTTTTATGAATATGATTTGAATAAAAAGTATGCATTTACTGGAAAAGTATTCATCCCTCTAACATTTGATACTGATTGGCTTACTAGTAATTGGTATGATATTGATTGTCCGATTTTCGACAAAATTGTTAAGGATCAACCAGATTTGCGAGACAAAGATGTAGAAAGATGCTTTTATGGACTCATGGGTTCTTTACATTATCCAACTGGATATGATAGTATCAAAGTCGTTCCTTATTTATTTGGAGCTAGTGGTACAGGCAAATCAACAATTGTTAGTGTAATTTTATCAACATTTTCATCTGAGATTGTAGGAGCTATCAATTACAAAGAAAAAACATTTGGTAAAAGTGCATTCATAGATCATGATGTTATTATTGATCAAGACACCCCTTCTAATATGATCGAACAGTTTGGAAAAACAGATTTTCAGAAAGCTGTTTCTGGTGAAATAATCGCAATTCCTATTAAAAATCAAAAACAAGAAGAGCAGCATCGAGTTGTGCAAAGAATGTTATGTTGTTCACAATATACCCAAGATGTTCAAGATACTGGAGAAGTTATTCGACGAATTGCATATTTCCAATTCAGACCAGTTCAATCTACATTATGTTCAAATCTAGAAGAAGAATGCATAAGAACTGAATTACACAAAGTGTTGGTTAAAACATTATTAGCTCGATTTGAACTTATTAAAAGTTATGGAAACAAACCATTTCATGAATGGAATATACCATATTTTGATTCACGAGTTGATGATGTATTAATGGATAATAATTATATTTATAGAATGATTTCACAGAATAAGAATTTTAGGGTTAGAAAGGGATCAAAATATGGATTTGATGAATTTATTGTTGCTTTCAACGATCATTATCGTGGACAACCCAATCGACCTAAAAAACCAAAAGTTACTGATGTAATGTTTACAAAGATGGGTCTTAGTGTTGAAAAAGATACTATTTGTAAGGATTGTGGAAAATCTTTTGCTATTAATGTTAAGTGTTGTCAAAATCATTCAAGAAACAACAAAACAACACGTTATTATATTGATGGTTTATATTATAAAGAAGAATCTTATAAGGGTAATGAGATTTGTTATAAATCCAAAAATAATTATTCTTGTGACATTTCATCGTCTGAGGATGATGAAGAATAATTACTACTAATAGAGTCTAGATGTAGTTTAATTAAATCATTAACTTCTTGGCTAAGATCAAAAACCTTTTCTCTTATAAAATTTTTATTTTTATTATTAGGATGCAAACATAACAAATACATATTTGATACTTTTCTTCCATAATTTTTTTCAATTAAATGTTTATAAACATTCAGTTGTAATGAATAATGCCAATAATTTGTGTCCGGAAGATGCTCTATACACTCTTTATTTGCCCATTTATCGAAATTTGAAGTTTTTACAATTTCTTTTGTGCGTTTCCAATCATAAATTTCTAAATTATTATCTTCATTTTCAAATATCATATCTATTGAACCAGCTAACTTATATTCTTCATCCCAAACCATCATTTCAGTTCTCCAAGGTTTTAGTTTATTTTTGAAACGTTCATTAAAATTCAAAAAATATGAAAATTCTTCCGAATTGTTATTTACTTCTATGTTATTGTAAAATCTTTCAATATCTAAATGCATTGCAGTTCCTGCTTTAGATGCATCATTTGCATTATTTTCCCATAATTGTTTGATTTCTTCAGGTGTTTTACCCCAATATTTGTGAGAACAGTTCCATTTTTTTGAACTCATAATATTTTTTATAACACTATTTGCGTCAAAACTTGAAAAATGTGATTTTACAAAAGTTGTAACAGAAACATAGTTAGGATCACCATTTACAGTGTAAATATGGTTCGGTTCATCAAATACAATATGACTGTCTCTTTCATGATAATTTTTATTGGATAAGTATGTAAACTGTTCTGCACTCATAATTAATTCTATATTGTCAAATATTTCTTATTAATTATTTATGCTTTGTCATTATATGATGTACTATTACTATTAAGATTATTCATTTCATAATCAATTTTACTTAATAATTCATGGCTTTGATCTGTATCAATTTCATTTTCTGATTCTAATAATTTTTGTATTGAATCAATAATTTTATCAATTGATGAAGGGTATGTAGATACATTGCTACTAGGTGTTGTATTACCACCAGTTGAGTCTACATGAGTATGTGTAACATTTGCATAGTCACTTCCCGTAATTATAGTGTGACCATGCTGATTACAATTTTTTTCACTAACAAATTTAGAAAGACTGGCACATTCCTTTGCAAAATATAATAATTCTTCTCTTGAATCATATTTACTTGGAAAGTCAGTAGTACTTATAATACTATTTAAAAATGATAATTGACTTTTTTCATTAAATAGGAGATCTACACTACTGAATATTACTTGTTTTTGATACATATTATACAACACATAGATAGGTACTATATACAATGTTCTAAATGAACCTGAATATGTTGAACAATGTGATAGAATTATCATGTTTCTTAATATTTCACGAAACAATCTTTTTTTTAAAGTAATTACATCAGCGCAAATACCATCATCTCTTATTTCTTTTATTATTTTATCAAACTCTTCGCTTGTAAATAATGAATTATTCCAATATAATTCATATATTGTATGATCAATGAAATTACCGATTGTATCTTCTAATACATTATTTAGCATTGTAATCCAATAATAAAAGTTATAAATTAAATAAGCAAAATATAATGCGCCATAATATATTGTAAACACTATAATTAAGGGTATGTCTTGCAATACTTGCAATATACCAAAACCATTAAAATTGAGCAGCACTATGTTTTTGGCATCGCATTTAACACGTCAGTTATCACATGTCAATTTATCTTCTGACCATGAACCCCTTTTTTGTAATAATTTGTTAAAAAAAATTTCAGTTGTGCTATATCTTATAGTTGATTTACTAAAAAAGGCAAATGATTTGAATTATAGTGCTCAGAAAAAGAAAGCAATTTATTTTAAATTGTCTATCATTTTTAGGTTACTCAAACTATTACGAGAGATTTACAATGATTCTATTTATTACCATAATTGGAAATTTGCAAATTATTTTCAGAACGAATATCCAGATATATATGAAGCAATTTTGCATAAAAGAATAGATGCTGATACTGCATACAAGTGGTGTAAGAATAGAACAAAGAAAGGCGCTGATTTTTTAAAGAATCTTGTTAGTTATATAACACCAGAAAATTTTGTATCATGGGAAAATTGTATAGGAAAAGATAATGATGAGATTTTTATTAAAGAGTTAGTTAGATTAATTGCTAGGTATCAAACTACAGCTATCCTAATTGATTCTTTAAATAAAAAAACAATAGAATTGAACAAAATCATTATTGAACAAAGAAATAAAATAAGTGATTATGAAGCATATTTAAGAATGCTTGATGTTGGCGGTGGTATTGGTAGAGTAGAATATTTAACCAGAGGCGATTTTAAACATACTGGAATAAATTCTATAAATTCAAATTTTTTAATTGTTGTATCTGTCGATGGAGAAGGAGTTGGAGCATCTCTTAGTATTTTAAACGGAGAAATCAAAATTATTAAACCAGGTAAGAATTACAAAATGAATGAAGTCATACAAATTGTATATACAGATGTGAAATACTTTTTCAAAGTTGTAGAACTAGCAATTGCAGAAGAAGAAAAAGGACAATATAATATTGCTACTAAAATTGATCTTGATAAAATTGACGTTCAAGTTCCTATATGGACTCGTTTATATACATCACTATATCCTAAATCATTTAACTTTCTTGTATTATCACAAATAAAAAAAGAAGTTTTAGATTTTGGTATTCAATATGTTCTTTTAAAACATGGTGTAATTGGAGATGATGTATATGACCAGACTTTAACATGCGCCTTCTAATTTTCACTATTTTTATCGTTTTCTTTTTGTTTATTTCTTAAAACATCACCAAATTTTGAATCAACAATACCAGTTGCTTTTATATCATAATTCATTATCACTGCATCTAATTTAGATTCTTTCCAGACTACTAAAAAATATTTGTCACAATTTCTTATTTTGTGTCCATAAAGTATTCCATTTTTCTCATTCAATAAAGCTGGAAATTTATTTTCCTTCAACTCTTCTAAAGATTTTTCTCCTTTTATTACATCTATTATAGCATTTTTTACTATTGAGTTATTTAAATTAGATATAATTGTCGTTTTTTCTGGTAGTTCAGAACATAAATCTTCAGTATCAATTATAAGTTGATTAAATAAATCCATTAATATTAATACATTACAAAAAATTAGTTTATATTTTTTATAAAACTAGATAAAAAGGTGTCATAATATAATTATTTTTATGAAATAATAAATCTTACACAGAATTTATTATATATTTGTATACAGTATTAAATGTCTCAATTATATTTTTATCCAGGACTCATAAGTTTAGAAAACATAGATTTTGAGAAGCTTGATATATTACCAGGTACACCAAAATTTGCTGTTGCTGATTTTGCTATCCTTAATGCTGGTTCTATATACGATTTGTCTATAACTGTTGATAGAGATGGACAAAATCTCATAAAATCGTGTTCAAATTTAATATTTTCAGAAAGTGGATCAATGAAATTTGCAGAAGATGTTTCTGGAACATCAT